TCATGTCCGACGCTCCGAGAGGGCGGCGGGCGTATTGCGGACAGGCGGCGCACGATCTTCAACGGCTGTTCCGTCGTTGTTGTACATGTAGATGCCGAACCCGACTTTGAGCCATTTGCAGTCGCCGTCGTCCGTGTGAAGGGTGACGGGCATCTTCAAGCCTCGCGAGACCTCCAAAGGCTTCGTCCAGTCGATAAGCTCCTCCACCTCCTCCGTCCGCCCATCCGGTACGGCCGGGGCGGTGGCGAGGGCGGCAGCGAGAACTCTAAGGGCAGCGTTCACCGCATAGAGTTGCTCGTGCTCGCCCGACGCCTTAAGCGCGCCCGCCGATACCTTGTCCATCTGGTCGCCAGGGAAGAGGAAATGGATACGCTCTGCCGCCGCCCGCAGGCTCGCCTCCGCGTTCTGGACTTCGGGGGCGAGGGTGGCCGCAGTACAAGCGGTGCATTCTCCAAGCCATTCGCCATCCGCACGATGCACGTCGCCTGTTCCGTCGCAGTATTCGCAACGCTCCTCCCGCGCCGTCCCGTCCTCTACGACGGGGGCGGGCTGGAGACAGGCGAGGCGCTGGAGAGCATCGCGGATTTGCTCGCCATGACGCTCGACCGTGCGCAGGAGGTCGTAGTTGTGCCGTCCGGCGAGAGGGTCCTTCGGGTGTGCCGAAAGGCTGACGACGCCCATCATATCGCGCACCTGATCAGCGGCCCACTTCAGGTCGCGCTCGACCCTCGCCCGGACATCATCTGAAACGAAGTTCATCTCAAGCAATGCAGCGCTCCTCCGGCGAACGGGCTAAATAGCCATGTGGCAACAATCCAGAGCGGGTTTCCGGTATTACAAGCTACTTTGAAACTAACAGGCCAGACAACGAAGAGAAGGAAGAGCTGAATAACCGAGATCACCCCCTCCCCTCCGCCTTGACGAGTGCCGCCTGCCGCTCATCCGAAGCCTTGTCCATCGGAGAGGATGCGGAGGCGAGAGGGCGGCAGGATAGAATGCGGTTTTTCAGATGCCGCTTGAGAAAAGTAGCCATCGGAAAGGCTGTCGTGGCTTTCTCGATGGCCTGCTTCAGAATACTTTCAACTAGAAGTTCGATTTCTGAAACGACATGATCCACCGTGACAGCATAGCCGTCCGCATCATCAGCAGTTTTCCAGAACTCAGCATCTTCTAATATCTTGCGGATATCAGCGCTCATTGCCTGCCATCCTTCTCTAGGAATGGGCTGGGTCTCGGTGCCTGTGGCGTTCGGCATGGTGGTGGCGGGGATGGTCGTCGAGAGAGTGCTCATGCGGGTGCCTTCGTGGCCTTGGCGATTGCCGCCTTCATCTGCTTGTGAATTGTGCCGTTCATCGCCCACGTGTGCTCAAACAGGCGCTCGCTCGCGATCAGAGCGGCCAGCAGGTCATCGTGAGAGTTCAGCATGTCAGCGACCTTTTGCAGCTCGCCTTTGGCCACCCATTCTGTCTGCTTGGCGACTGGGAAACCGAGTGTTATGCAGGTGCGGCCTTCCGCATCTTTGGTTTTGCGGGGCGACTGATGGAGTGTGCCGTCTTCGACGTAGAAGCTGCCGTCTTCCAGGCTTTTCATCTCGCTCATGTTCGTCTCCGATGAGTTGAACCCGCTCGCCTTGGCGGGAGAAAAGTCGCGGACGCTCATCCGAACACCGCCCACGCGCCGCCGGCCACGATCAGCCAAAACACGGTCCCGAGCTTGATTGCATTCGCGAACCCCAGCGCTTCCGAGATCGGGGCGCGGGTGGTGCTAGGTGTGTCTGTGATGGGGTGCATGGTCAGGCCCTCACGAGGTCGGAGAGGCGGCTTACGGCACCGCTTTCGCTGTTCGGCCAAGTCGTCCAAGCCCACTCGCCCGCTATGGCGCGGATGTTGACTTCACTCGTTCCACGAAGCACTCGGTCCCCGACCTTCAGCGGGTGGGGCTCGACGGAGACGATGTCGAGGCGCGAGTGATGGAAGGCGCCGCTCGGATCAGGGTTGAGGGTATCGATCGATACGAGCGGCCCAGCCTTGCCCATTTCGATGATCTTGCCGCGCACTGTAACGACATCGCCCTCACGCAGCGTTGAAACGTCGATCTGTGATGGGGTGGTCATCGGACATCGTCCTTGATGGCGCGCAGACCGAACGGACCCTGCTCGTAGCGGGTGCCGGGCGCGGGTTTGCGGAAGGAGGAGGGCTTGCGCGGGCCGCCGGCGCGCTCGGCTTGGCGCTTGGTCTTGGCGGCGCGCGGCGTGTCGACGGTGCGGGTCTTGATCGCGTGGCATCGCTTGCAGACGCAGGCGCAGTTCTCGAGCGTGGCCTCGCCGCCGATGCTGTCTGCGATGATGTGGTCGAAGTCGAAGCCTGCGGAGAGATCGCCGTTGCAGCGGGCGCCGGGCTCCAGGCCATAGTCGGCGCCGACGGCTTCGCACTTCTTGCCGGCTCGCTTGAAGGCTTCTCGGCGAATGACGATTCCGAACTCGGTCCGGCTCATCGGCGCGCCGCCGGGCGAACATCCGCCTCCTTCACTCCGATCTCAGCGGCGATCAGCGCGACCGCGGCGGCGAGGTTGGACTTGCCGAGGATGACGTCGTTGGACCGGGTGACGATCTTCTTCAGCGCCGGATGGTGATCCTCGGGGATCTCCTTCTTCCAGAAGGCCGATGCGGTAGCGATGGCGTCCTGACGTGCCTTGCCGTCCAGATCGTTGGTGGCGATCTCCAGGAGTTTGGAGGCCGCCTCGGCGAGGAGGTTGGCGACGGCAGCCGGCGCAGGCTGAGTGCTCTCGTCGGGCTGCTCTTCCGCCGCCGTGTCTCCCGGGAAGCCTTCGTCCGCTTCCGTGCCTTCAGCGGCCTCCTCTTCGGCGTCCTCGATCTCGTCTTCGTCCAGAGTTTCGTTGTCGGGTTCCTCGACGGTCTCCACCGTCGCCTGATCACGATTGAAGCCTTCCCGTGCATCGGTGAGGCTCGCCTGCCTGCCGGCGGTGAGCCGATCCTGCAGCGAGGGCCGTGCATCCGGCGCGCGCGACAGGTCATACATCGCGTCGTCCCGGGCGATCAGGTCGTGAAGATCGGTCGAGAGCGGGAGGCGCTTGGACAGCCGTCGGATGGCCGACTTCTTCGCCATCTCCTCCCACCATGTCGCCCACGGGCCGCTGTCGCGCGACCGGGAGACGGAGCGGATCTTCTCGATGTCGCGCGGCGTCAGCGTCTCGACGTAGATCGAGCCATCCTTCATCTTCGCCATCGCGAAGACCTGCCGGATGTGGCCGTAGTCGGGGAGCTCGGCCTGCTCATAGGCAAGATGCTCGCCCTCGTCGTCGATCCAGGACCGGAAGCTGTCGCCGCCGAACACGACCTTGGCCGTGATCATCGCGACTTCGCCGGACTGGTGGATGCGCTTAATCACGCCGCCGATCATCGGCATCCACTGGACCTTGCCCTTGAAGACGACAAAGGCGCCTTCGCGCTTGTCCGGCAGAAGACCGTCCTGCGCCGCGCGAATGGCCGATTCCATCAGGCTCTTGCGATCGGCGCTGAGGATGTTCGGATCAGAGAGGACCGCCGTCATCACGACGCGCTGAAACTTCTCCGGCTTGATGTGCGACGGCAGGGCCGCGGCGAACTGCTCGCCCATGCGGTCCAACTCGTTGCGAAACCGATCGCGCGGAGAGAGCTCGCGCCCTTGATCGGTCGTGGCGAGCGCGCTCATGCGGCCTTCTCCATCTCGAGGAAGTCGTCGATCTTCTGCTTCGCCCAGGGCTTGAGCTGCAGGTGGCGCTCGCCAGCGGCGAACGGACGCGCGCCGGGCCACTCGCCAGCGTCGAGGCACTTGCGGATCGTCTTCAGAGCCCAGCGGATTTCGCGTTCGCCGCGGTCGAGCTCGTGCTCGGACATTTCGACATGCGCGGTGTCCGGCACTTCGTCCTTCAGCACGTAGACGAGGGCGAAGGTCGTGAACGGCAGATCGAGTGCGCGACACACCATGCGGATCATGGCACCCTGCAGGTAGTAGCAGGCGTCGAAGGCCTGCTTCTCGAGGAAGTCCTCGCTGAAGTCCGCCGTGGTCTTCAGGTCGGCATAGATGCCATCGCCGCTCGGGATGACGTCGGGCCGGACCTTGATCCAGATGCCGGTCTCCGGGTCCTTGAAGGCCATCGTGCGCTCAATGGCGCCGTCGAGGATTCGCGCGTCGCGGATCAGCGGATAGCGCGCGGCGTCGTCGCGGATGCGGCCGATCATGGCGCGCTGGTCCGGCGAGATGATCGTCTTGCCGCCTTGCTGGTCGCGCCAGTCCTGGCAGAAGCCGGCGTTCCAGTTCCAAGGCTTGGTGTCGCCCTCGCCCTTCTTCGGCTTCTCGTTCGGGTAGACCGCCGGGTGGACGGCATAGGCCGCGTCGAAGTCCTCGTCGCCGAGGAGAAGGGCGTGCGTCGCCTTGCCGAAGCTGAGCGCCTTCGTGGTCTCGACTGCGATGTGATCCGGGTTGTGCTTCCAGCGTCCCCAGAAGGCCTTCGGGCTGCCGCCATGCGAGGGTAGGAGCCACTTCATCGCGCTCTTGGAGAGCGACGGCGCATCGAACAGGTCGACGTCGCCGTGATAGGTCTCGATCGGGACGCCCGCATAGATGCCGGGCTCGGTGATCTGCGTGCCATCCCATGTGCGTTCGGTGATCATGCTGCGACCTTTCTGCGGCGCTCGGCGCGCTCTGCGGATGCGACCTTGGCGGCGGCGATCTCTGCCTGGCGCTCGGTCCACCAAGCTTCGGCGCGGGCGAGCGCATGGGCCTTGGACTTCGACCAAAACCGCATGTTGAAGGCCTGCTCGCGCGGGTTCGGGTTGCCAGCGGTGGACGCCGGCTGAAGCAGGATTTCGCCGTACCAGCGGAGGTGCTCGGGCGCCTCGGGCGAGGTGTAAGCGACGAAGCGGACTGACTGGACGCGGGCCATCGTCAGAGCCTCCCCGCCGCGCGCAGGCAGGCCTCAGCCTCGGCGCGACGTTCCTGGCGGTTGCTTTCCTTGGCCTTCTCGGCCCACTTCATCGCGGCCTCGTCGTCGTCTTTGGCGCGGATGATCGTGCCGTAGATCGCGATGGCGCCGCGCTCGATGAGATCGGCGGGCAGAGGCTTGGCGCGGGCAGGGCGCGCCGGGCGATCGTCCTCGAACGGATCGAACGAGGTGGCGAGCTTCTGCGCCTGGAGGATGCGGCCGCTCATGCCCGACGCTCCGACCGATCCACCTTCACCTTGTGGAAGATCACAGGGTCCGGCAGGCAGGCGATGCGGATGCAGTCGCGAGCGGCCTCGGGCGTGTCGGCCTGGACGACCTTGATCTGGTCGTCACCGCCGGCGGCGTAGTGAACGCGGAAGGGGATCGCGGGCGCCATTACTCGGCCGCCTCCCGAGCCGCACGGGCGCGTTCTGCGTCCTGACGCTCCAGTTCCTCGCGATAGACGTCGTCGCGATCCTGGCGGCGCTTGTGGTCGTGGTAGGCCGCGGCATCGGCGAACCCGAGATATCCAGGGCCGTCGTTCCAGCCGTAGGGAGAGCGGCCCATCACTCGGCCGCCTCTGCCAGGGCGTGGACTTCCGGTTCAGCATAGAGGACGCGGAACCGCGCAGCGCGAGGCAGCCCCTCCAGCGCATCGGTCGAACCGAAAAGGGTGATGCTCAGTTCGCCGTCCGCGGTGGAGATCGTGAGCGTCCGGCTGTTGCCGTTGTCCGGCATGGCGGAAGTCAGCTCGACCGCAGTCACGCCGTGGATCATGAGGCTGGACAGCATCCCCATCTCAGCGGCTCCCCATCGAAGCGATGAGGGGCAACGAAGGGCGCGCCGTGTCGGAGAGGATGAGAGCCGAGCCCATGAAGCAGGCCATGAAGGCCCCAAGGGCGAGGAGTTCGGCTAACGGCTTGAGGATGTGCATGGCAAAGCTCCCGGCGGGTGCGCGGTGAAAGGGTTCAGGCTGCGATGAGGTGTTCGACGAGGACGGGTGCCGAGCGGCCGGTGATCTTCACGACCATCGCGCCACGTCCGATCTCCCAAGGACGGGAGACGACTTCGGCTTCCTGGGCATGCTGCTCGCCGGAGACGGGGAAGAACTTGACCTTGGCGCCGAGGGGAAAGCGCTTGGCGGCTTCGGCAACGGTCAGGGTGGGTTGGCGCATGGTGTGTCTCCCGAGCCGGTGATCCGAACCCGCGATGGGGTGGATCAGGCGGCAGGCTTGTTCATCATGCCGGCGAGCGTCGACACCGGGTCTGCCGAACGCTGCATCGTGCCGCGTGTCACGGTGACCGTGTCGCCATAAGCGGAGGTCGCCTTCTCGGCTGCAGCCTTCCAGTTGGCCTCGGCCTCATGGCGGGTCGGCATGTCGGGGAGCCCGATGCGGGCGTGAGCGCCGATCGCATCCATCGTCTCGCGGTGGCCGAGTTCGTGCGTCCAGACGTCGTGACCGGCCAAGACAGTCGCGATCTCGTGCATGCGGCTGATGGAGGTCGAGCACAGGGCGATGCCGGTCATCGCAGTCGCGACCTCAAGCGTCGGGAATTCGTGGGTCTCGGCCATCTGTCTGCTCCATCGGTTGGCGTGTTCGCCGTCGTTCGATGGAGCCATTCGTACGGTATGTACGATTGCCGGTCAAGTACGTTTTGTACGATTTCCGTTGACCGCACGTTTTGTACGATCGTATAGAGGGTGCATCGGCGACGAGTGGTGCAATCCCACTACCAGCACTGCGTCGATGGCGTGGGAGTTAGATCACCCTACAGCGCCGCTGGAGAAATGAGGGCGGAGAAGCCGACGAGGCCTCCTGGCGTATGTCCCATCCCGGCTCCGGTCGTCAGGACAGCCAAGGCTCCCCAGCCTGCGAAAGCTTCGGCTTCCGTGGGTTAGGGGAGTCTTTGGCTCGAACCCTCCCACACCAGACGTCAGAACACTGAAGCAGACCTATCAGAGGTCAGTGATCACACGCCTCACGCGACCGACCACGTAGACGTCATCCTCATCTACCGGAAGCGACATGTGATCGAGGTTGGTTGAAAACGGTTGCAGCATCGGACGCGGAGTTCGGCGGAACCGCTTGAAGGTCGTCTCGCCACCATCTAGCGCGAAGACGTAGTATCGATCGTTGATCAGCGAATCGTCGGCGCGGTTTACGATGATGATAGACCCGTCAGGCGCGATGCGGTTCATGGAATCGCCTTCGACCTTCAATGCCAGCCAGTCTCCTCGCGGCAGGTCGGCGATCGGCAAATAACGTTCGACCTCATCAAGAATAACGCCGTCCCTCTTTTTCAAGCCGCCGGCGCTTACCCACGAGACAACAGGTATCTGTATCACAGGATAACCTGGCGTAGCCTCTCCGAGGTCAGGATCGTAGTCGTCGTCTGCAGACGGTGTGGTCGTGCCAAGGTCAAGAAGGACCTTGTCGATAGCTTCTTTCATGGTCGCCGATTCATGGTTGGCGCCATAGATGATCCAAGCAGGGTCTACGTCCAAGGCGGAACCATACTTCAAGGCGGCCTTCAGGCTGATTTCCCGGTTCCCGTTCTCGTGGCTATTCCACGAATGCAGATTCAACTTGGTTGCCCGCGACGCTTCCGACCGCGTTTCATAGCCTTTCGCGAGGCGGGCTTGCTTGAGGCGTTCTCTAGGCTCTTCCATGCGTACGTTCTGAACGATTTCCTTCGTGCAGGGTGTACGATTTCCGCTTGCGCTTAATTCGTACTGAATGTACGAATTGGGAATGAGCGACGAACCCGCATCGATCTCCGCCATTATCGACACTTTCCCGACGATCGCAGTCTTCGCGACTGAGGTTGGATGTGGATACGAGGCCGCACGGCAGATGCGGAGGCGCGAGAGCATCGCGCCCGAGCACTGGTCCCGAGTGATTGAGGTGTGTTCCGCACGTCAGATCACCGGCGTCACGTTCGAGTGGCTCGCCCGGCAGCGTGCGAACGCATCGGTGGCGGCATGAGCACGCTCCGCGTCATCGACCGGGGCGAGCAGGTCGCCTTCTCCTATGAGAGCGTCGCAGTCGACGTTGCGACGGAAGCACGGCAGGCAGCGGAGCGGATCAACCTTCGTCTGCGCAGGACGGCCGAAGACGTGGTTGAGATCGGCCGCGATCTGACCCGGATGAAAGAGCGGCTGCCACACGGTTCGTTCCTGCCGTGGATATCTGCCGAGTTCGGCATGAGTGACCAGACGGCTAGACGATTCATGCAGGTGACGAAGGTCTTCGCCAGCAAATCCAACATGTTGTTGAATTTGGACGCATCTGCTCTCTACGAACTCGCCGCTCCCAAGACTCCGATCGAGGTCCGCGAGGAAGTGGAGCGGATGATTGAGGCCGGCGAGGTGGTTCGCTCCGCCGATGTCGCCGAACTGAAGCGGCAGCATGCAGCCTCTGAGGCCGCGAAGTTCTCCGCCGATCTTGATGCCGAGAAGGCGACTGCGAAGGCCGGCGAGCTGCAGTCCGACTTCGATATCAAGATCGCCGAGGCCGTAGCCGTCGCGGCTAGGAAGATCGAAGACGGCTACCTCGCCAAGCAGGCGCAGCTCGACGAGCAGATCGCGAAGCTCCGTTCCGAGAATGCGCGGCTCAAGGCCGGGCCCGTCACGGCGCCGATCATCGACCACGACACCGGCAACGTCGTCTCGTTCACTCCCCGATCGCTGACCGAAGCCCTGGCAGCCGAGATCGACGCTGAGCACGACGAGCATGTCGACGCCGAATTCAATGAGACAGCCAATCCCGAAAAGCGAGCCCGCGTGGTTGTCGGTGTCTGCCGGCAGATCGTGGCCGTGAAGGCAGACCCGCGGTCGGTGTTCCGCGGCATGACCCAAGGCAAGCCAGAGCAAATCATCGCTGAAAACAAGGCGATGATCGAGACCGCCTTCTCCCTCTTCAAATCCATAAAGGACCAGTTTGATGGCAAACCGCGTCGTTGAGACGAAGGAATTTCGAGAGGCTTTCCGAAGAGAGATCATCGCCTGCGGTGATGTCTCGCCGGAAGGCAAGCGCCGCCGCAACATCCTCGGCATCGGCGGCCGGCAGCTCAGCATCAGCGCTGGCGTCGACATCCTCGGAACCCTCATTCGCCAGTTCCAGGACAAGGGCGCGACGCTCTGCCGGTCGCAGATCGACCTCCTGAACCCGAAGGGCGCGCGTCGGTACGTCTCCGAGCAGATGAACGCGATGGCCTCGGCCAAGCTGTCCGTCGGCGCCAATCCGATCGAGACCCTGCACAAGTCGCTCGGCGATCTGATCGTCGTGGCCCGGAAGACCGGCCGAAACGTGTACATCAGCAAGGCCTCTGCGACGGCGCTGGAAATCCAATGCTGCATCGATCTGCGCATCGGCAAGTCGAACGCCCAGGCCGAGCGGACGGAAGCTCTGACGGAGCATCTGAAGGAGGGCATGGTCGCCCTCGGCGATCGGACGGTGGCGGATGCGATGGTCGCGGACGTCGAGCAGTATTTCCGCGCCGTCGATCGCGCCGCATGACTCTCGTGGCCGCCGTTCCCCTTCAAGCTGCCAAGGGCGTCTTCAAGCCTTGCCGCTGGTGCAGCGGAGCGCGCGGCCACATCGACGCGGCGCCGGTCATTGAGCCGGCCCGCCACGTCGGCCGGATGATCTGCGACGGCTGCGGCCGGCAGACCGGATGGGTGTCCGACAGGGCGCTCCGCAAGGCCGAAAAGCTCACCCATCACGCCGCTCCCGCCAGCGAGGCCGCAGCATGACATCGTTCTTGCCTGTGTCGCCATCTGGATCGGCATCTCGCTTGCCGCATGCTGCCTTCTCGGCCCCTTCCTCCGCGACAGCGCAGCGGCGCAAAGCATCCAAGCGCCTGAGGGTTTCGACCCTGTGCCAGTTTCTCTCCGTGCCGTGCTTACGGGCCGCGACGTAGGCCAGATCCACGCTGCTCACGCCCATGGCGCCGAGCAAGGCTGCCACCGCCTCCACCATCGTCAGTCCGTCCATGTCGTCGCCGCTGGGTTCCATGCAGCGAACATGTCGCAGGGCCGGCAATAGCTCACTGAAATCCCGCAGCGCACTCTTTCACCGACAGGTCAGAAGATGTCCGATCTCAGAAAATCCACGGGTGCGATGCGCTTGGCGATCAAGGCGGCGGTCCGGCGCGCTCTGACGCTGGCCGGCGGCGGGGAGAGCGTCCAGCACGCCACGCGCGTCAACGGCGCCTCGCTTTCGCGCTATGCCAGCGCCAACCCGGATCACGAATTGAACCACGCGCCGATCGACGTCGTGCTCGATCTCGACCTTGAGGCTGGGCAGCCCGTCATCCTGGCCGCCTTCGCCGATGCGCAGGGCTACGACATCGTTCGGCGCGAGCGGCCCGACACCGCGTCCGACATGCCGTGGTGCGCCAAGATGGGCATCCTGTCGAAGCAGGACAGCGCCGTGCTCGGGCAGATCGGTGATGCGCTGGCCGACGGCAAGATCAGCCCGGCCGAGGGCCGCTGCATCGTCGACGAGATCGAGAAGGAGGAGCTTCTCCTCCGCCGGCTCAAGGAGCGGGTGATCGCGGAATCCGGGGCGGGCCGATGAGCGGCCGCTCCCTCACAGACAGTCCGTCCGGGACTTTCGACCGGTGCCAGTTCGGCGCATCGGAACAGCTTTCATGTGCGGCGGGCCCGGACGGGCTACGGACTTGCTTCCCCGCCAATGAGAGCATGCCGACGAGGGGCGGGGAGGCTGTAGCGGCTTCCCCGTTCCGCCCCGTCGGCCCCTATGCAGAGCACATCGTTCGCGGGCTGGCCCGCCATCTCCATAACCGCGCGATTGACGAGGCCGCCACGAAAGAGGCGATGGCGCTCGGCTCCCGCGTCCAGCGGAGGGAAGGCTGATGCCTCACTTCACCTGGACCGACGAGGCCAAGGCCGAGGTCGTGAAGCGCTCCCGCATGGGCTTCACCTATGCCGAGATCGCCGCCTATCTCGGAACCACGCGGGAAGCCATCTCGCGCGCCGTCACCCGGCACAAGCTGATCTCCGTCGAAGAGCGCCGCAAGCTCCAGTCCGAGCGGCTCATCGGAAAGAAGCAGCCGAAGGCCGTGGTCGCCAAGCGCTCGCGGCACATGAAAGCGACGTGGGCCGATCCCGTCATCCGGGCCGAGCGCGTCTCCCGCCGGCGGAAGGCCTGCGAGCGGCCCGAGGTCCAGGCGCAGATCGCGGCAGCTGCTCAGGCATCCTTCCGTAAGCGCCGTGGTGGCTTCGACCTGCCGGACGCGGAGACCGCGGCGAAATACCGATTCCTTCGCGAGAGCAAAGGCATCCCGGCAGCCGAGGCCGGTCGAATGCTCGGCCTTCTTCCATCATCCACCAGCCAAGAACGGAGAGCCTGATGGCCCGCGCCGCGAAGAACACCGCATCCGCCGAAACCGGCCCGGCCGGCATCGGGCACAACGACATCGCCTTGAAGGACCTCAAGGTTCTCTTCTTCATCGGCCGGCAGAAGTATCTCGCTGCCCAGGCTGCGCAGAAGGCCGCCAACGCGGAGATGAAGCGCGTCGGCAAGGTGATCAAGGTGGACCTCGGGGAGTTCGGCCTCGACAGCATCAAGGCCTACGAGAAAGCCCAGACGCCCGAGGGCAAGGCAGCGCTCCAGGCCCGCCAGGAAGCCGAGCGGCAGGCCATGAGCTTCGCTGGCATCCCGATCAACACGCAGCTCGATCTTCTCACCGATCGCATGCCGCTCGTGGAGCGAGCCTATCGCGATGGCGAAGAGGCGGGTCTTCGTGGCGACACGCTGAACAACCCTTTCAGCGAGGCATCCGAGGAAGGCCACGAATATGCTCGCGGATGGCATGACGGGCAGGGCGCCCTCTTCGCCGGCATCAAGCAGAAGGAAGCCGAGGCGGCGGCCGAGCTGATCAAAGGCCCCGGCCATGACGGCGGCGGCGATCTCGACGAGGAGCAGGACTGATGGCTGGGTCTGCTCGCGGGCTGTTCCGCGCCACCGGCAAGAAGTCCAAGCCCGTTGCCGTCCGTGACCTTGCTGGCGACATCGTCATGGCCGATGCGCTGGAACGTGAGAAGGACGACTTCTACCCGACTCCGCCCGAGCCGACCCGCGCCATCCTCTCGGCCGAACTAAGGCGGCTGAGGGACTTCCATACGGTCTGGGAGCCGGCGGCTGGCGACGGCGCCATGGTGCGCGAGATGGAATCGGTCGGGCTGACCGTCCGCGCATCGGACCTGATTGACCGCGGCTGCGGTGCTGACATCCGGTCCTTCTACGACTTCCCGGCAGCGCCATCGCCTGCGATCCTCACGAACCCGCCCTTCGCCGAATGCGGCTGGGGCAACGGCAAGGCTCGCTGGCTGACGCATGCGCTCGACAACCTCGGCGTCGAGTACATGGCGCTCCTGATGAACTGGGGCTTCCCAGGCGCCGGTGGACTCGGGCCCTTCTGGGCGAAGCATCCGGCAGCCCGCGTCTATCTGATGCGCTGGAAGATCGACTTCACCGGGCAGGGTGCCCCGCCCATGCTCAACGCGTGGTTCGTCTGGGATCGCCAGCACCGCGGCGAGACGGTCCTTCGGATGCTGGACCGGGCCGATGCGCGTCAGGCGGAGATGTTTGGCGAGGTGGCGGCATGAGCCTGATCCTCGGCCTCGACGCCGCCTCCACCACCGGCTTCGCCTATTACGACGACACCCGCAGCATATCGGCCATGGAGGTCGGAGTGCTCCGCGCCAAGGGCGACGGCTTCGAGGACCGCGCGTCGTTCCTCGGCCGCGAGCTCGTCGTCATGCTCCGCAAGCGGCGGCCCGACTTCGTGGCGATCGAGCAGCCGCTCCGCATGCTTCCCGGCGGCAAGCGCAAGGAAAAGTTCATGGGCGAGGAGGTGGAGGTCTCCGGCGCCGGCGGCGGGACCAACGCGCTCATCCTCTCCAACCAGATCGTGAGCGCCTTCTGCACCGCGGCCCGGATCAAGGACATCCCCTTCGTCCTGATCGCCTCCGCCACCTGGCGCACGCAGTTTCTCGGCTTCGGCCGCAAGCCCGGATTCGACCGGAAGGCCTGGAAGAAGGCGGCCCGCGAGCGCTGCGCTGCGCTGAAGATCTCCGTGACCAACGACGACATGGCCGAGGCCTGCGGCGTGGCCTTCGCCGCCACCGCGACCGACGCCTTCAAGATGATGAAGCACCAGATGGAGCGAGCCGCATGATGAACCTCGTCGACATCCGCGAGCGCGCCGAACGTCGGCAGCAGGCCGCGCACCAGAACCAGAGCTTCCATCGCGAGCAGCTGTCCAAGGCAGAGGCGGAGGAGGGGGATCTCGGTATCATCATCGACGGGATCGACGACCTGATCGAGGCGCAGGCTACGTTCGCGAAGATCATGCACGGCGCGTCGCCCGAGCTTCTCGCCGCTATCGGCGCGACCGAGACGACCACTGGCACCATACCGGCCATCCCGGCTGAGGAGCCGGTCGCTGAAGAGGTCGGCGTCGGAACGCCGCCCGCCGCGGTCGAGCCGCCTGTCGCTCCGAAGCGCGCGGTTGCCCGCAAGGCGAAGGAAGCCCCTGCCGATCCCATAGTCCAAGCCGCCGCCAAACCGCCAGCACCCGCCGACGCGCCGCGTCCGACAGACGCCGCCCTCGACGCCAAGGTGCTCGACATCATGCAGCGCGCGGCGGCCAGCGGCGATGGGCAGGCGATGTTCGACATGGCGACGTTGGCCGGCAAGATGGAAGTCACCTCCCTCGCGCTCGACAAGTCCTTCACCCGCCTGGCCGAGGCCGGCCGCATCGTGCGCCAGAGGTGCGAGCTTAAGGGCCATGCCGCGTTCGAGGTGATCGCCGAGACGGAGGCGGCGGAGTGACAATCTCCACATTCCTCGACGGCCGGGTACGGCTTCATCTGGGCGATGTGCGGGAGCGGCTCGCCCTCATGCCCGAAGGTTCGATCGACTGTGTCGTGACCTCGCCGCCTTACTTCGGCCTTCGCGATTACGGGATGCTTGGTCAGATCGGAATGGAAGCTACGCCTGCTGAGTTCGTCGCGGCACTGGTCCAGGTGTTCCGGCAGGTGCGTCGCGTCCTGAAAGCCGATGGATCACTCTGGCTGAACATCGGCGACAGCTATGCGGGATCGTGGGGCGCGCAGTCTCGAGGAGATGACACGCCCGGCACCTTGGAAGGTGGGTCGATGATCTCGGCGCGCCAGATTGCCGCTCACCCAAGAGGGCAGTCCGGGACAGGATCGCTCAAGCGCACGCCCGGATTGAAGCCGAAAGACCTCATGATGATTCCGGCGCGCGTCGCGATCGCCCTTCAGGATGACGGCTGGTATCTGCGGCAAGACATCATCTGGCACAAGCCGAACCCGATGCCGGAGAGCGTACGCGATCGCTGCACCAAGGCGCATGAGTATGTCTTCCTCCTCACCAAGTCGCCTCGTTATTTCTACGATGCTGACGCAATCGCAGAGGGCCTCGCGCCAGCTTCGGTCGGTCGTCTCGCGCAGGTAGGTCTCGCATCTCAGGCAGGTTCTTCTCGCGTCCCTGGTAAGGCGAATGGGGCCATGAAGGCAGTCGCGGGCGGAAGAAAGCGTGGCGTTCCTCCTCGCCATGCTTCCTACGAAAGCAGCGATCAGTCGGGCCTTGATGACGTTGGCCGCGGCTATCGCAATAAGCGATCCGTCTGGTCGATCTCAACGCAGCCGTTCTCTGATGCGCATTTCGCCACCATGGCGCCGGAGCTTGCGGAGACGTGCATCCTCGCCGGCTGCCCGAAGGGCGGCACCGTTCTCGACCCGTTTGGCGGCGCAGGCACTACCGCTCTGGTCGCGCTACGCCATGGCCGTAAGGCCGAGCTGATCGAGTTGAACCCCGACTACGCGGCAATGGCGCGGCGCCGGATCGAGACGGAATGGCGGGTATCGATTCCATCTGTAGGCTCCGACTTCGGGCCCCTTTTTTCGGAGTCCGCAGCATGAACGCGCTCACCCCCATCGACTTCGACGGCGCGGTCAACATCGAGGCCGAGCAGGCGCTTCTCGGCGCGATCCTCGTGAACAACGAAGCTCTGGCGCCTGTGCTGGAGGTCGGCTTCGAGGCCCGGTTCTTCGAGGAGGCGATCCACCGCGACATCTTCACCGCGGCGAGCTCGCTCATCACGTCGGGCCGGAAGGCCGATCCGGTGACGCTCCGCCCGTTCCTGCCGGTCGATGCGGAGATCGGCGACACGAACCTCGGCGGCTACCTCATGCGTCTTTGTGCCGAGGCCGTCACCGTCCTGCATGCTCGCGACTATGCCCTGGCGGTGCTCGACGCCTATGCCGCGCGGGTCGCTGCCCAGACGCTCGACCGCTACATCGAAGAGTTCGTCCGGCGCGATCCGGCGAAGGGCATCACCGATATCATCTCCAGGCTCGAGGACGATCTCGGCGGCATCCGCGCGCTCTCGCCCGCGATGAAGGCCCGCGAATCCATGAGCGGCGTGATGGACGCATTCCTGCGCCGGCTGAACGAAGGCCGGACGAAGGGGGGGCGGGTCATCCCGTTCCCGCTCGGCGAGATCGCGGACGTTCTCCAGGAGGACGGGTTTCAGGTCGGCAACCTCTACGGCCTCCTGGGCTCGTCAGGGGAAGGCAAGACGTCGCTGATGCTCCAGTGCGTCCGCGCCGCGGCCGACGCTGGCAACCCGGTCCTGCTCCTCTCCTACGACCAGACTTTCGAGCAGGTCGCTCGGCAGATGATTTCGCAACAGACCGGCATCTCGGTCTCGCAGATGCTCCGGCACAATCCCGGCAAGTCCGAGACGCTGAACCGGAAGGAGATCGACCTCATCACCGAGGCCGGCGTCGACCTGCAGGAACTCCCGATCCAGGTCCGCAAGCTCCACAATCAGAAGATCGGCGGCATCCTCTCCATCGCCCGCAACTGGACGAAAACGATCCGCAAGGGCCGGCAGCCGAATGGTGAGCCCTGGGGCTCGCCGCTCATCATCCTCGACCACAACCGCAAGGTCACGCCCGAGGATCCGAAGGCGCACGAGGGCCGCATCGCCGGCGCAGTGAACGGTGCCGGGAAGGCGATGGCCGAGGAGTTGGGCGCCGCGGTGCTCTTCCTCAACCAGCGCAACGGCAAGGGCGCGGATCGGTACGTGCCCCGGCCGATCGCAGCGGACCTCTTCGGCGGAGAGCAGGCGCGCGAGGACTATGACGCGATCCTCTACATCTACAGGCCCGAGCGCTGGCGCGACGAGCAACTGAGCGTCGCCAAGGACCAGAAGCAGGCCGACGAGATCCGCCGGCGCTTCATGCTCCGATCCTCATGGGAGGACACGCCTCGCGATCCCGAGGGCATGGCCGAGATCGGCGCCATCAAAGTCCGATACGGCGCCGGCGGCGTCCGGTCCGAGCTGAAGTTCGAAGGCCGATACACCCGCTACGCCAGCACACGCCAGACCGAGCCGGAGCTGTTCTGATGACCGACACATCCCGTCCCGAGGTCAGATCCTTCCCGTGGGCCCGAGGCTATCAGGGCCAGTTCAAGATGCCCGGCGGCGGCTGGAAGTTCGTGCGCATCCCCGGCACGAAGGAGGCGCAGGTCTTCCCGACATCCGAGGCGGCGAAGGATGCCGCGACCAAGTTGGTGTTTCAATTCATGTGCCCGCCGATTGTCTCGGAGCGGGTGGAGGAAGTCGATCTGTTTGCGAAGGGCGTAACGGCAGCGGTCCTGGAGTTCAAAGCGGGCCAGCAGCGCCAGCGCGTCGAGGACCGGAAGGTGTTCGCCCGGGCCGGCCAGAAGCCCGTCATCGTCCAGACAAAGCGGAGCCGCCTCGCATGAGCCGCGAAGTCCTGCCCCACCGCCGCCCGTCCGAGAACGAAGAGATCGTGTTCGCCGGCATGCCGATCTCCGTCACCTTCGGCTACACCGATGATGCCCGGATCACCGAGGTCTTCATGTCCACCCGCAAGGTCGGGACCATGATGGACATCGCCGTCCGCGATCTGGCCGTCACCATCTCGCTCGCGCTTCAGTATGGCGTCACACCGACGGTGCTGGAGCGCTCGCTCACCGCTGACGAGAGCGGCAAGCCGGAAGGCCTCGCTGGCAAGATTGTCGCCATGATCCGGGAGCGTGCCGTCGCATGACCAACGCCAAGAGCCATCTAGACCAGTTCCTAGACGGCATTGGCGTTCGCCTGGTGCCGGTGGCACGCCGGCGCCGCGGTGCCCAGAGCCACGCCCGGGCCACCATGCGCGAGATCCTGAACGATCACGGCGGCGATCACCTCGCGCTCGTGCTCCGCTTCATCCGCGACAGCGAGGGGAACAAGGGCGCGCTTTGGTCCGAGACCATCGGCGCCGTGTCGGACATCCTCCTGCAGCGTCCAGACTGGGCGGAGAGGCCGTCCGACGTCTTCGCCGCACTCGACACCATCGATCTGAACGACGCGCGCCGTGAGGCCGTCCTGCGCCGCCCTTGGCCGGTCCGACAAACCCTCCGCGCCTACCTCTACCGTGACCTGCAGCGCGCGCTCGACGCCCGCATTGATCAAGACCTTCTCGGAGCTGCCGCATGAAAATGATCACCCAATCTGAGCTCATGCAGCTCTTTTCATACGATCCTTCCACCGGAGACTTCACGCGGCTTTCCCGTATTCGACGGCATCAAGCCGGCGAGACTGCCGGTTGGACCGATGATCGAGGCTATCGGCGCATCAAGATTGATGGGCGAAACCACTTCGCGCACCGTTTGGCATGGCTTTACGTCCATGGGACGCTCCCAACTCAAATCGATCACATCAACCAGGACACTGGCGATAATCGGATTGCCAATCTGCGTGACGCGACCCATGCTCTTAACCAGAGGAACAAGCGCAATTCGTCGTTGTATCGACCGCCATCAACCATGCGGCCATGGAGCTTCGAGGAAGAGGCAATCCTCGCGCCGCTGATCATTTTGGCAAAGGCCCGCTTTGTTGAGGCTGCAGACACGTTCGCTCATCTCGGACCCGAGTACACCGGTCCATCTCTGATGCGATCAGTCTGGCCCACGTATGCCTCAACAACTCTGGGCGGGCATGACGTTGGCTACGGCGGGAATGGTCAGAGGGTGATCTACCGGCCAAATTCAGCAGCAGTCTCCAGAGCGGAGGAGGTTGTCAGCCAATGGGTTCCGACGATCCGTCAGCAAGACGACAGAGTGCTAGCTGGAGCCTGGGCTCAGTGTCTTGCCGCACCTCGGATTGCGGGGTCTTGGCGTTCATATTGTCGGGAGAAGAGACTAAATCGAACCACCGCAGACAGACACGTTTTCAGTGCATTCCATAGTGTTGCTGTAGGCTTATCGAAAAACTCTCAAATGTTGCACGAGCCTGATTGGGTTCGGCTAGTGCCAAGGTTCCCAATCTCGGGTACTGACATTGATATGGTCGCAGAACGTGTGACAGAGCGCGCCAACCACTGGCGAGCCGACGACGCAAAGCCGACCAGCCAGCCCGACATGCGCGATACCTCGTGGGCCGAAGGGCAGAACGAGATGCGGCGTCGTCGGGTGGCGAACGGATAGCAGATCGGCCTCCGCATAGGGCCGTTGGCGATGAGCGTAATCCGGACAAAGCGGAACAAGGTCGGACGCGGGGGCAGCGCCCGCCGCCTCCACCAAGACCACACCGGCCAGTGCGGGACACCCGTTTAAGGCCCAAGCCTCTGATCAAGGTCACTCCCTAAGATAGGTGGGAGAGCTGCGAATCCGGTGTGGTCTTGATGGGGGCGAAACAGGATCGACGGCCTAGGGAAGTGGCGAACGCGCTCGGGAATGGCTCCACCCTCATCGGGCCGAACGGAAAGCTGTCAACGACAACTCTCCCCACTCGGGTCTCGCCCTCGCGGCGTGATGTCTGACGGGCCGCCGGCGCCTTGGAACAGAAGCCCGGCACCGATCGCAGCAGCAGGAATGCGCAGATGGAAGATCGCGCCTACTTCACGACAGAGGGCGAGCGGCTGGAGGTCGTTGCGTTCGCTGACGAGGACATGATGGAATGCCCGGAAGAGGGCGCCTTCTACGCCATCGCCAACATGCCAGACGGAGCGCTTGAAGCCGTCGAAATCATTGAGCGGCCTCGCGCCCACTAACCGCCGCCCCATTCCATTACTCGCCCGCCGGAGAAATCCGAGCGGGCTTTTCTATGCCCGGCGCGGAGGGATACCCCATGGCATCCAAGCGGCGGCTCCGGCGGAAGTCCTGCACCTCCAAGGTCCGGCACGAGACAGAAGGCAGCGCCTGGGGCGTGGTTCGCAACCTGATCCGCAAAGGCAAGGGTGACGGCCTGCGCGCCTATCGGTGCGGGAACTGCAGCGGCTGGCATGTCGGCCACCCAATCGGCAGCGGCAACAGCGGGCTTCTGATCGCCTGCCGCTCTGCTCGCCCTCATCACTGATCGGAAAACCATGCGCCTCTCTGGCAACCTGCTGCCCTTCATCGGCCGCGTCATCAGCCCCTGCGATGCAAACGGCATCCCGGCCATGACGGACGAAGAGGCGGGTGAAGCTCACTTCGAGACGACCGCGCTATGCCTGGCATGGTTCGGCCGGGTGATCATGATCGGCATTGGCGCCGTAGGGCCCCGGGCGGTCGATCCTGACAACCCGAGGGCCTATCTCGCCGGAAACCTCTGATGCCGCCCTGCCGATCCTGTGAAGAGCGCCGGCGCATGCTCTCCGACGCCAAGGCCAAGGACGGCATCAAGGGTATGGTGCGAGCCATCCCAGCTGTCGGGCGGCATCTGATGGCGAACCCGCCGAAGCTGAAGGACGACGATGCCAGCGCTCAGCAACGCGAAGCATGAGGCATTCGCTCGTGCGCTCGCAAAGGGCTCCAGCGCGGTCGACGCATATGCCAAGGCGGGATATGCCCCAAACAGGTCCCACGCCTCCCGGCTGGTCGCAAATGGTAACGTGCGGAAGCGGGTGTCCGAACTGCAGCGCGACGCCGCCGGACGAGCCAAGGTGACAATCCAGAGCATCGCCGACCAACTCGACGAGGACCGCGCCTTCGCTCGTCTCCAGGGGCAGGCCAAGGCAGCGATCGACGCGACCATGAACAAGGCAAAGCTCCTCGGCCTCTACAGCGAGCGTCGTGAGGTGTCCGGCCCTGGCGGGGGCCCCATCCAGACCGTGGACCTGACGAACCTCTCCGATGACCAGCTTACCGCCCTCGAAGATATCTTCGGCCCGCTTGCCGCCGGCGCCGATGATGATGAGGATGCTGCGAGCGGAGAGGGCGAGGCGGACCCAACAGGCTGAGCGCGACCGCGTCGCAAAGGACGCCGAACGTATCCGGGCCAAGTGCCAGACGCTCTCCGGGTTCGTCCGCGAGGCCTGGCATGTGCTGGAGCCCACAGCGAAATACACCCACGGCTGGCACATCGACGCCATCTGCGCGCATCTGGAAGCGGTGACCGACGGCCGGATCAACCGGCTTCTGATCAACGTGCCGCCGGGCTCATCGAAATCCCTGCTCGTCTCTGTGATGTGGCAGGCGTGGGAATGGGGCCCGCGCGGGCTTTCCTCGCTCCGCTACCTTACCACCTCCTTCAACGATGGCCCGGTGAAGCGCGACACGCGCAAGTGCCGCGACCTGATGCTGTCGGACTGGTATCGGTCGCTTTGGCCCGAGGTCGAGCTGAACCGCACCGGCGAGACGTCGTTCTCGAACACGAAGACCGGCACGCGAGAAGGCGTCCCGTTCGGTTCCCTGACGTCGCAGCGTGGCGACCGGCTGGTGATCGACGATCCGCACTCGACCGAGACCGCGGAATCGGCAGCCGATCGCCTCGCCACGACCCGCAAGTTCCGAGAGGGCGCGCAGAACCGCCTCAACGATCAAGAGCGCTCGGCCATCGTGGTCATCATGCAGCGCCTTCACGAAGAGGACGTGTCGGGCGTCATCGCCAAAGTCGGGATGGAATACGTCCACCTGATGCTGCCGATGGAGTTCGAGCCGGAGCGGGTCTGCACCACAGAGATCGGGTTCACGGACCCGCGCAAGCACGAGGGCGATCTCCTTGACCCCGTCAGGTTCGGGCCTGAGGCGGTCGCCAAGCTCAAGCGCGACATGGGCAGTTATGCCTATGCCGGCCAGTACCAACAGCGCCCGGCACCCCGCGCAGGCGGCATGTTCCAGCGCGGCGATTTCGAGATCGTTGATGCAGTCCCGGCCGGCGCAGTGCGCTGCAGGGCTTGGGATTTCGCCGCCAGCACGCCAAAGCCGGGCAAGCAGCCCGATTGGACCGTGGGGCTGCGCATGGCCTACGTCGATGGGCTCTTCTTCGTGGAGGATGTCCGGCGGGATCGCTGGTCGCCGGCCGACGTCGAACGCAACCTGAAGAACATCGCCACCCAAGACGGGCAGATGGTCCGCATACGGATGCCGCAGGATCCTGGCGCCGCCGGCAAGTCAGACGCTCATACGAAGGTCAAGATCCTCGCCGGCTACGACGTGAAGGTTGTCCCGCCGACAGGTGAGAAGGCTCTCCGCGCCAAGCCGGCATCAGCACAGACCGAGGCAGGGAACGTCAGGCTGCTTCGAGGGCCTTGGAACGACGCCTTCCTCGATGAGGTCTGCTCGTTTCCGAATTCGCAGTTCGACGATCAGGTGGACGCCTTCGCCGACGCTCTAAACGAGCTCGCGCTCGGGTCCAGCTACACCCTCGCCAACCTCTAGGACCGTCGATGCGCATCCCGTTCCTGGACAGCCTGACCAATCTCATCACAGGGATGGGCGGGTCGAAGGAAAAGGGCGCGTCCACAGTCTATGCCTTCGTGCCGATGCAGGCTGGCGAGCTGGATGCGGCCTATCGCGGGTCTTGGCTGCCCAGGAAAGTCGTCGACATCCCGGCGATGGACATGTGCCGCGCATGGCGCGCATGGCAGGCCGACGACGACCAGATCGAGAAGCTGGAGGCTGAGGAGAAGCGCCTCGACGTGCAGCGGAAGGTGCTGGAGGCGAAGACCAAGGCGCGGCTCTACGGCGGCGCGGCGATCGTGATCAGCGATGGTTCGCAGCTGCCGGGCGAGGAGCTTCGGCCGGAGCGAATGCAGCGCGGCAAGATCGAGTTCCTGACGGTGATGACGCCGCAGCATCTCACAGCGGGCGAGATCGATCGCGATCCGCTGTCGCGCACGTTCGGCCAGCCGCGGTTCTACACGATCCAGGGCGCCACAGGCACTCAGGTCAAGGTCCACGCCTCGCGTGTGGTCCGGTTCCTCGGTAACCCGGTTCCTGACGATGCTCATGTCCTGCACCAAGGCTGGGGCGACAGCATCCTCGAGACCGTCAGCCGCGCGCTGAAGGACGCGGAATCGGCAGCCGGCAACATCGCGGAGATGACGCACGAGGCCAAGCTCGACGTGGTCCGCATCCCGAACTTGATGGCCTTCGCGTCTCAGCCCGAATACGAGGCTCGGTTCCTCCGCCGCATGACCCTGGCCGGCATGGCGAAGGGCATCCACAACATGCTCATCCTCGACAAGGAGGAGGAGTGGGAGACCAAGCAGCTGTCTTTCGCGACGCTGCCCGAGGTGCTGGACCGCTTCCTGCAGATCGCTTCAGGCGCGGCCGACATCCCCGCCACGCGCCTTCTGGGCCAGTCGCCGGCCGGCATGAACGCCACCGGGGAATCGGACCTGATCAACTACTACGATCGGATCAGCGCGGGGCAGAACCTTGAACTCGGCCCGGCCCTGTCGATCCTCGACGAATGCCTGATCTGGTCCGCGCTCGGCAGCCGGCCGGCGGAGATCCACTACCGCTGGCTCCCGCTCTGGCAGCTGAGCGAGAAGGACAAGGCCGACGTCGGGCTGAAGAAGGCGCAGGCCTTCCAGATCGACGTCAACGGCGGGCTCTTCCCCGACAGCGCCATGTCCAAGGCTCGGCGCAATCAGCTGGTCGAGGACGGCACCTATCCGGGGCTCGAGGCGGCGCTCGACGAGGCTGCGGCGGAAGGCGACGAGATCGACTTCTCCGCCAAGGCTGCAGAGCCCGAGGTCGACCCGGCCGAGACGGCATCCATCCTGCGCATGCGGGCCGCTGCGAACGATGCGGCGCCCGCCACGCTCTACGTGCACCGCAAGGTGAAGAACGGCGCGGAGATCATCGCCTGGGCCAAGCGGCAGGGCTTCACCTCCACGCTGGAGGCGTCTGACCTTCACGTCACCATCGCCTTCTCACGCCAACCCGTCGACTGGATGGCCGTTGGCGAGACATGGGAGAGCGAGATCAAGATCGCTGCTGGCGGACCGCGCCTCATGGAGCAGTTCGGCGAGGCGACCGTGCTTCTCATCTCCTCGCGCTCGCTGAAGTGGCGACATGAGGAGATCATCGCGGCGGGCGCGTCGTGGGATCATCCCGAGTACCAGCCGCACATCACGATCAGCTACGGCGGGGCACCGGCGGACCTGACGAAGGTGCAGGCCTACCAGGGCGAGATCGTGCTCGGGCCGGAGATCTTCGAGCCGCTTGACGAGGACTGGAAGGCGAAGGTGACATGACGCTGGTGATCGCTGGAATGCGCGTCCCTTCGAACTTCCATGTCTTTCTGAACGGAGAAGCTGTCGCTGACTGTGTGGAGGCAGACGATATTGCCGGTTACGTCATAGTGACCCCTCGTGATGAGCGCGGGCGCTTGATTATCGAAGGCGAGTGCTACGCTCAACAGCGTAAGACGGGCCGCGTCGAGTTCAGCGTACCGCTCAGCACGCCTGCGCCCCACTTGGTCGAGCATGGCTGACGTCGTCGCCTTCACCGGCATCACGAAGCTCGACACGGACCCGGATCGGGTTCTCGCAGAAGCGGCGGATAAGCTCGAAGGGGTGGTCATTTGCGGCGTCGGCAAGGACGGAGACCTCTACTTCGCATCGTCATTCGCCGATGGCGCTGACGTGCTGTGGTGGATGCGCCGTGCCGAGCATGCGCTGATGAAGATCACCGACGCTCTGGAGAGCGGCGAAAGCTGACGGGGCTGGAATGCAGACCTTCAACCTCGCCCGCCTCGCTGCCGCCAAGACCCGCCGCGCCTCCGTCACGCTCCCGCCGATCGTGGACAGCGGCGGGGCGCAGAAGGAATATCTCCGCGCAGAGCGGGCCATGCTGCGGGCTCTGGCGGCGCGGACCATGTCCGACGTTGTCCCGCAGGTGGAAGCCGAGATCGCCCGCCAGAGGTCAGCCCTGACGCAGGACGCGCTCTTCTCGGGCATGTTCGAGACGCTGAAAGATCTGGCCGTCACGCTCGGCATCATCGCGGAGGGCACGGTCAGCCGCATCCTTGGGCTTGAGGCCGGCCGCCACACCGAGAAGTGGAAGGCCTCTGTCCGGTCCACGCTGGGCATCGACATCGCTGCGGTCGTCTCGCAGGAGGACTTGGGCGACAAGCTGCAGGACGCGGTGGGGCGCAACGCCTCGCTGATCAAGAGCCTCGCCAGCGACACCGTCGCGAAGGTGGAGCGGGCCGCCTATGACGCGGTGCTGCAGGGCCAGACGGCCAAGCAGTTCCGCGAGCGCCTGACGGAGGAGTTCGGGGTCGCCGATCGCCGCGCCAAGGTCATCGCGCGGGATCAGGTCGCCAAGCTGACAAGCGATCTCAACCGCTTTCGGCATGTGCAGGCCGGCGTCACGTCTTACGCCTGGAGCACGTCGCACGACGAGCGGGTGAGGGCGCGGCACAAGGCTCTTGAGGGCAAGGAATACGAATACGGGAAGCCGACGGACGCTGAGAACGGCTTGCCACCTGGGCAGCCTATCCAGTGCCGGTGCGTTGCGCGCGGGATCGTCTACTTCGACGGTGAGCGCTTCGACTGAGGCAGGGGCAGCGTGTGGCTGGGGCGAGGGCCCTTGCCGAGCAGCGACATGAACGTGTCGAGCTCCTTCATCCCGCCGATATGCGCGATGTCGTTGATGCGAAGGCCGGCCTGCAGATCGTCCATCTGCACCTGCAGCCGTCGCACATGGTTCGCCAGGTCGGACAGCCGGCAGTTCTGATCCAAGAGGATCTGCTTCAGCTCTCGGAATTGCTCGTCGTTCATGGGCGGCGACGATAGCCGCGATCAAGGACATCGCCAATGAAATTCACCGACGCTGCACCGATCGCGGACACGCGACGGACGGCAGACGGCTATCTCGTCGCGGACGCGCGCATCGTGCGCACCGGCATCCAGGCCTACACCGGCGCGGAGGTCGGCAAGCCCGATCTCGCCATCGTCCGGGTCTACCGGCCCGAGGCGGAGGTCTTCGACGCCAAGAGCCTCGCCTCCTTCAGCCATGTCCCGATCACGAACGACCATCCGACGGTCGCGGTCACGGCCGACAACTGGAAAGACCTGGCAGTCGGGGAGACCAGCGGCGAGGTTCTTCGCGACGGTCACCGCCTGCGCATTCCCCTGATCGTCAAGGATGCCTCCGCCATCGCGTCGATCGAGGGCGGGAAGCGCGAGCTTTCCGCCGGATACACCTGCGACCTCGCTTTCGAGAGCGGCAAGACCGCCGACGGCGAGTCCTACGACGCCATCCAGAAGAACATCCGGGCCAACCACGTCGCGATCGTCGCGCGAGGGCGGGCGGGTGCCGAATGCCGCATCGGCGATGCTGCCGGCGGACCATGGGGCGCCGCCCCGATCAACGATGCCAATCACTCACAGGAGGGCCGTATGGCCGATGCTCTGCGCAAGGTGATGGTCGACGGGCTGCAGGTCGAGACGACCGACGCGGGCGCCGCTGCCATCGAGAAGATCACGAAGGACAAGCAGGCGGTCGAGACCCGTCTCTCGGATGCCGAGAAGGCGCACGTCACCGCGCTCGCGGCCAAGGATGCCGAACTCGCCAAGAAGGACGCCGCGATCGACGATCTGAAGGGGAAGGTGCTGTCCGACGCCGATCTCGACAAGCGCGTCCAGGACCGCGCGCTGCTCGTCACGGTCGCCGGCATGATCGCCAAGGACGTGAAGACCGCGGGCCTCTCGGATGCTGCGATCAAGAAGGCCGTCGTCGTCGCCAAGCTCGGGGATGCCGCAGTGGCCGGCAAGTCCGACGCCTACTTCGACGCGCGTTTCGACATCCTCGCGGAGGACGCCGCCAAGGCCGACCCGCTGCGCGATGCACTGCTCGGCCAGCCGCAGCCCGTCACCGACGCTGCCGTTCCCGAAGCTGCCTGGAAGGCGATGGTCGCCGACATGCAGGCCGCGTCCCGTCCCTCCAAGGCCGCCTGAAGGAGACCCTGATCATGGCAACGCTTCAGACCACCTATGGCGGCACGCCTCCGAAGGGCCTCAAGGGCCAGATCGCGAACGAGGAGAGCTGCAACAAGATCAGCCGCTCCGTCGAGAACGCGGCCGGCATCAAGTTCGGCCAGCCCGTCCAGCGTGGCGCCGGCGATCATGGCGTCGTCCCGTTCGCGGCCGGCGGCAAGTTCATGGGCTTCGCGGTCCTGAACCCGGCGGTCCCGCCCGTTTCGCCCGGCGCCACGCTGGTCGACGGCTACCCGCAGTTCTTCACCGGCGCCTTCATGACCCGCGGTCAGATGTACCACGTCGCCGGCGGCACCGTCGCGGACGGCGATCCCGTCTACTACGACACGGTCAATGACCGGGTGGTGGCGGCGGCTGGCACGGGCATCGTCGGCCCGTTCCCCGAGACCTTCTTCGACACCTCCGGCGCGGCCGGTGCCGTCGTCGAGTTCAGCACCAAGAACCGGAGCGCCTGATCATGAACATGCAACGCCAGGCCTTCGCAGACGCGCAGGCAGCGTACCCCTTCGTCCTCGCGCAGGGGCGCAACATCGAGACGCGGATCTATCAGCGCCGCTACCCGACCTTCAACTACGCGGCCCATGTGCCCGTGGTCACGGAAGGCAACGAGTGGGCGATCGGAACCACGTTCTTCACGATCGACACCGCGGGCGAGGCCAAGTTCCTCTCCGGCGCCGGCACCGACATGCCGTTCAACCAGGCGACCCGCGATCAGGCGAGCCAGGACTTCGCCATGATCGGCTCCGGCTGGGAATGGAACATTGAGGAGGTCAATCAGGCGGCCCTTTACGGGATCAACCTGAACGACACGAAGGCGATCTCCGCGGCGGACAAGGTCGAGCGCCTGCTCAACTCCGTTGCCATGGTTGGCGCCGCCGAGAAGGGCTGGACCGGCTTCGCGAACAACCCGCTGGTGACGCGCATCGATGTTCCTGCCAACGGCACGGGCTCGTCTCGGCTCTGGTCTACCAAGACGGTCGATCTGATTCTGAACGACATCAACAACCTGCTCGCCAGCATCCGCAGCAACACAGCTGAAACGGAGTGGGCGGACAGCGTGCGTCTGCCGCCGGATGCCTTCCGGCTGCTCTCGACCATCCGCGTCGGCTCCGGTGACTTCCTCATCAGCGGGCTCGAGTATCTGCAGAAGGGGAACATCTACACGGCCGAGACCGGACAGGCGCTCGACATCAAGCCGCTTCGTGAACTCGGCGCAGCCGGCGCCGGCGGCACGGGCCGGATGGTCGCTTACCGCAAGGACCCGGAGGTTCTGCGCTTCCATCTCCCGATGCCGCGGCGGGTTCTGCCGACCCGTCAGAAGTCCATCATGGGCTTCGAGACCGGCATCATCGCGCGCACCGGTGGCACGGAAGTCCGTCTCCCCGGCGCCATGGCCTACGCGGACGGTATGTCGCCGGCCCCGAGCGTTCAGTAAGGAGCGGCGGACGTGAAGATCACGAACAACTCCAAGGCCCTGCAGGGCATTCATACGGCAGACGGTGGTGTTGCGTATCTCGCGCCGGGCGAGACGCGCGAACTCAGCGTCTTCAAGCGCGACAAGAAGGCGATCGACGACGCACCGTTCCTTACCGCCGAAGGAGACTACGCGCCGAATCCTGACGAGCCGCCGCAGCCTCCTGAGACAAGCAAGGTGGAGCCAGAAGCGATCCTCGCGGCAATCGCCAGCCTGCGAGAGGACGTTTTCAGCAGGGTGGACGCTTTGAACGGTGTCGTTGAGAACTTGGGTGCGCGGTTGATCGCATCCCAAGAGACTTCGGAGAACGGCTCGGCTCCGAACACCGGTGCCCCAGCCACGAGCGTCTATGCGGTCGTCGGCAAGGCTGGCGGCTGGAACGTCGTGACGAAGGATGGCGTGCCCGTCACTAAGTCCCTCCGCGACGAGGCGGTGAAGGACTTCGACGCCAAGTCCGAAGACGACAAGGCCTCCTTCGTCGAGGCCAACAAGCCCGACTGACGCGATGGCGGGCAGCCGGTACCATCCCCGCTGCCCGCATCCCTCTGACCTTCCACAACCCGCAACCGGCGGGCGCTTTCGTGCGCATTGGAGAAGTGAATGGCCCGGTCCTCTCGCATGCGGCTGATGCGTCCGATCAATGGCGGGCCGAATGCGCCTATTCCAGGCTCGTTCTCCCCTGGCGCGGGTGGTGGGGTTGTTCCCGTCCTGCCGACGCCGGTTCTTTTGGAAGCCTTCGAGAGCCTCACCGGCTTCACCATCGGCGGCAATCCCGTCTCCTCGATCGACGCGACGACCAAACTTCGCGGCGCCGGCGCGATCCGGCTGGAAGGGCGCGGCACCGGCACGACGATGACGCTGACGAAGTCGGAGGGCACGATCGACCTCGCAGCCGACGACGTTCTGGTCTGGGCGACCCACGTCGAGAAGCCCACGATCGACGCTTATGCAGCCAACATTCAGATCGAGCGCGGCGGTAACGGCACCTATTACGGGCCTGGCGCGGCGGGCGGGCGGCCCGCCATGCTCTACAACGGCAACCTCGGCACGACGGGCTTTCGGTTCGAGGCTGCAACGGTTCCCGAGTTCGGCTGCGCTCTCGGCCCCGCAGTCACGAACGTCCGTGCCCGCGACGACTTCGGCGTGACCGGCATTGGCACGGGCCTCAACCCGGTCATTCGTCACGCTGGCCTGTGGAAGACTAAGGCGTTCCCAGGCACGGTCGTCCTGACCAATGACGATGCCATGGCGAGCTTTCTTGCTAACGTCGCGCCCGCACTGGACGCCGCCGGCATCCCAATGTCGCACTATCTGCCGTGGGAACAGGTTGAGGCTGGCGCCGCGGGCAAGGCATCGAAGGCCACATATCAGGCTCGCTACGCCAAGGGCGACGACATCTGCCTCGACGGCCATCCCCTCGACCAGTCGGTCACGACCTATGCCAATCCCGATGCTTGGCTCGCCAAGATGGCGGAAGGCGACCAGTGGCTTGTGAACAACGGGTGGACGCGCGGCCGGGGCCACACGACGTTTCCGAACGCCGACAAGGCGATCCTGCCAGCGACGAAGATCGTTGCCGCCGTCACCGCAAACGGCACGACCACGCTGGCCGTCACGAGCAAAAGCGCCGGCACCATCGCCAACGGTCAGAGCGTTTACGGCTACCTCGTTCCCGCGGGCACGGTCGTCGTAAATGCCGCGGATCAGGCCAATCCGATCCTGAACAATCCGATCCCCGCCGGCACGCCGAAGGTGACGTTCATCGACGAGACCGGCGTCTGGGCCGTTGGTCAGGCGCAGGCCAAGCTCGCCGCGTCCAAGTTCTGGAAGTCCGCGACCACGGGCGTTCGAGGCTCGGGGCAGGACAATGTCATGTTCACCCGCTTCGGGGTTCCGCAGCCGTTTGACCTCTGGCGCAAGTCGCACACCGACCTGAGCTGGGCTGCGGCACAGCCCGAATACGATCGCGTCGTGGCGACGGGCGGCACGCTGATCCCGCTGTTCCACGGTTCTTATGCGGGCGCTACGGGTCTCGACACGCCGCCTGAGTTCTTCACGGCCGGCATGATCCCGTGGGCTGCCCCGCTGGTTGCTGCCGGCAAGCTGCAGTTCCTGACGCTGTCGCAGTGGTGGGCGCGCGACGGCGGCGCGACGGTGCCGGCCTGATGGCCGACATCAAGCCCATCGTCTGGCACAGGGACGAAGAGCCGATCGAGGAGAACGGGCACAAAGGCCGCTTCATCCTGCCGCGCCCGCAACGGGATCGATGCTCGACGCGCTTTCCGGCGCCTCCGCGCGGCCCTATCGTTCGGGACTTCTCCGTGCGCTTCGGCGACTGCTCGGCCAACGAGGCCGCGCAATACGCCGCGAACCTGAACGAGGCGCCGCAACGCGCCATGGCGGGCTACGACGACGACCAGTACGACCGACGCCGCTTCGACAAGATGCTCCGCGCCGCGACGATGCTCAACCTCCTGCCGGACGCGCCGCAGTTCCTGCCCGTCCTTCAGCCGGGCTGGCCCTGGTGGGAGATCTTGATCCAGTGGAATGTCAAGCCGCTGCTTCTTGGCGGTCGCTGGCGTTCCCCGTCCGCTGCTGTCGGCCGCAAGCGCACCGTGGCCGGCGAGTTCCTGATCTTCGACCTCCGCTGCGATCCAGGCGACCCGAAAGAGCAGGGCAAAGAGATCATCCTGCCGATGATCCCCATCGGCCGCGAACAGTATCATTTGGAGATCATGTTCCTGGACGGTCGCGGCGGCACCGGCTTCTTCCAGGCCAAGCTGAACGGCAAGGTCGTCTGCGAGTATTGCGGCCCGCTCGGCTATGCCGGCTACGGCCAACCCTACTTGGCGCACGGCATCTACCGTTCGCCGAACTCGCGAGGTCTCACGACTGTCCGGTACGAAGGTCTAGTCGAGGGCATCGCGGCGTAGCTCCCTGGGGCACCGTATCAAGTGCGGTCGCGCCGCGCAGAGTGCTGGTGGGGAACTGCGCGGCGCTCTTGCGGACCGAGGGTCTCCATCCGCTGATGTTTTCTAGCTGAACGCGATGTCACGTCAACGACTACCAACCGCCACCCCTGCATCATCTGCGGGCTATCCGCTGCCTCCATTCCGTTCCCGACCTGCCACGCCCGTAAGGAGCCCCCATGGCCTCGACCAACATCACGAACAAGCATGAGGACGCGCTGACCGTCGGCGGCGTGACAATCCAGCCAGGCCGGACGGCGGCGGTGCCCGACTTCGATATCGCATCCCAGCCCGAACCGATCGCGACATGGGTGAAGCTCGGTCTCCTCGTGGATGCCGATGCCAAGCCGGCGGCCGAAGAGCCCAAGGGCAAGGCGAAGGACTGATGCCCTACGTCGCCCCGACGCTCGCAGAGTTCCGGGCGCGCTATGCCGAGTTCGCTCCGGTCGGTGACGCGCTCGTGCAGGCGGTGCTCATTGAGGCGCAGGCGTCCGTCTCTACCTCGTGGGTCGAGCGCGACTATGTCCCGGCCATCTTGCTTCTGACGGCGCACCTCCTCCTGTCTGAGGACGCGATCCAGAAGGCGCAGGGCTCGGTCTCTTACGGCGATTATGCCGGCCCGATCACGAAGGAGAAGGTCGGGGAGGTCGAGGTCAGCTATGGCGGGGGCACAGCGGCCTCGTCAGGTGCGTCCGGCGGCTCGGACGACTATTCGTCCACGGAATACGGCAAGCGCTTCCTGAGGCTCCTACGGCTGAACTTCGCCGGGCCGATGGTGGCCTGATGTTCACGGCGCGGGTGGATCGAAACCAGAAGCTGGATGTCGCTAAGATCGCCGCGCTCCTCAAGGGCCCGACGAAGGTCAAGGTCGGCTTCCCGGCTGGCAAGGTCGAGAGCGATATTGTCCAGCGCGCGGTCTGGAACGAGTTCGGTACGCGCGGCGGTGCCTCTGGCGGCGGCTGGGGCGGACCGGTGCCGGAGCGGCCCTTCATGCGCAACACGATGCGCGCGAAAAGAGGGAAGTATCAGAAGTCGATGGCGGCCGGGGCCAGAGCGATCCTTCGCGGCTCGACGGCGATCGGAGAGGTGCTGCGCGGTCTGGGTGTTTCCGCTCAAGGCGACATGCAGCATGAGATTTCAACCCTCACCAGTCCTCCAAACAGCCCGGTCACGATCAAGCTGAAGGGCGCCGGCAAGAAGCCTCTGATCGACGAGGGCGACATGAGGACGAGGCTGACCTTCATGGTGGACGATGGCGCTTGATGTCTCTGCCGCTTTCAATTCGCGCCTGACCACCGCGGCGACGCACGAGCGCGACGTCGGTGGTGGATACGATGCCGACGGCTATGCCGTGCCAGGCACGACGCAGACGACTGCGATCCGTGCATCCATTCAGCCGCTCTCGGCCAAGGAATTCGACAACATGCCGGAGGGCCTTCGCGACGAGGCCCAGGCAAAGGTCTTCACCCGGTTCCCGCTCGAGCCCGCCGATCGCATCATCACAGGGGAGCGCTACAAGGTGCTGTCCGTGGATGATTGGCAGCCTCTCGGCGGATATAGCCGAGCCATCCTCGGGGCGCTGCGATGACGGAGAAGGAAGTCCGTGACGCGGTGCGCGCCTGGATCGCCAGCCTCATGGGCATCACCGTCATCCAGTCCTATCAAGGGCAGAAGGAGCCGGCTGAGCCCTACGGCGTCCTAAACCTGATGCTGGCGGACAGCGTGCGCGAGCTGCCAGCCGCCATGGAGATTACGTCGGTCGGCGCCGGCGAGAACGAGGTCTTCACCCAGACCACCGCGCACGAATGGTTCTGGCGCTTCTCCGTCAACGTCTATGGCGGGGAAGGCAAGACACTCCTACGCCAGATCAAAACGGCGCAGTTCTTCGCGAGCACGGCGGAGACGCTGCGCCCGCTGACGCTCTTCGAAACCAGCGCCATCCGCGACGCGGCCGAGATCCTCAACGAGGAATGGCGGGCCCGCGCGCAGATGGACATCGAGATCCGCGGCATCGTCCGCGACGGCGTGACAGTCGACGTGGTCGACGTGGCGCCGGTCCAGATCACCAAGGCCTGAAGCCTATCCATCGCGGCCGGCGTGCGCGCCATACGAGAGGACGCCATGACAGTCCCCATTTCAAGATTTGTGAACGTGCAGGTCACGCGCAAGGACCGCTTCGCTGCGATCGAGGGCTTCGGCGTCGCCTTGCTCCTCCAGTCGAAAGCCGTGACCGGCTCGCTCGACGCCACGCGCCGGACGAAGGTCTATGGCGCGATCGAGGAGGTGGCAGTCGACTTCGTCCCGACCGACGCTTTCTACATCGCCGCCGAACAGGCGTTCGCGCAGCGCCCGCGTCCGCTCCAGATCAAGGCTGGCTTCGTCAGCCTCACGGCCTACACCGCTGCGGCCACGCCGACGCTGAAGAAGGCTGCGTTTAAGACCGAGCTCGACGCCATCCAGGACTTCGATGAGCAGTGGTACTGGTCCGATGTCGAGGCCACGCTCCGCGACAGCCCGGCGGCGCAAGGCCTCATCGAATGGGTGCAGGCGCGCCGCAAGATCGCGTCCATCACGTCGAACGACGCCGGCATCGAGGATCTCGCGAACACCACGAACATCGCCGCGGTGAACAAGACCAGCGGCTTCGACCGGACGCGCATCTTCTACCACACCGACGCGGCCAAATACCCCGGCTTTGCCAACGCCGCCAAGCTCGGCAGCTACAACTTCGACGAGGAGGGCGCCGGCTACACCGCCAAGTTCAAGGCAGTCGAGGGGCTCGCCCCGCTCAACAAGCGATCCTCGGTCGTTCAGGCCATCACCGGATTCGTGCCGGCGCTCGGGCGCAATCCGGCCGCCGGACATCTCGCGGATACCTATGTCGACACCAAGGGCATCAGCCTGGTGGTGGAAGGCGGCACGCTGAACAAGGACGTCTTCATCGACGAGGTGCACGCCTGCGACTGGCTGGCCGCTCGGATGGAGGAGGAGGTGTTCAACGCGATGCTCGCGAACAAGCGCATCGCCATGGACAACCCCCGAGGCATGGCGATCCTCGCCGGCGCCTGTGAGGCTGTCATGGTGCGCGCAGATCGCGCCGGCATCGTCGCCCGGTATCTCGACACGAACGGCGACATTCAGCCGTCCTTCATCGTGACGCCCGGCGACGTCAACGCGATCTCCGCGGCCCAGCGCAAGCAGCGCATCGCGCCGGCCACCGACGTCACCTTCCGCTATGCCGGCGCGGTCCATTACGCGACCGTCAACATCTCCGTGGAGTTCTAAACGATGGGCGTGTCCAACCTTCAGACCTCCTACAGCTTCGGCAATGTCACCGCGACACTGAACGGGCGCGAGGTCATCGGCCTCTGGGATGGTGACGACTGCATCACTGTCGAGGAGGGCGCCGATATCGGGTCCGGCATTGTCGGCGCCGACGGCTCCACGATCTTCTCTCAGATGGTCGATCGCTCGGCGACGATCACGCTCCGAGTCCAGCACCGCTCGCCCATCCATGCGCAGCTGGTCCGCCAGCTCGAGGCGCAGCGTGCCGGGGCTCTCGACGGCATCCCGTTCACGGTGCGCGATACCGATTCCAACGAGGGCGGCGCCTGCGATAAGGCGCTGATCCGCCAGGCGCCCGGCACCGGCATGGGCAAGCAGGCGACGGTTCGGACCTGGGTGCTCTGGACCGGAAACTACATGACCCGCGTGCCGAAGGAGTAAGCCGACATGGCCGAGAAGAAGATTGCGGGCCGGCTGTTCCGGGTCGACCAGCCGCTTGCGACCGAGGCGCTTCAGCTTCAGTTCCGCGTCATGAACATGCTCCAGGGATCGACCGACGACCTGCGCAAGGTGTTCGGTGCGATGTCCGGCGCAGAAGATGCGGAGTCGGCAAAGAGCATCGGCGCCGGGGAATCGGCGCTGGCGACCATCGCCATCCTCAGCCGGCTTAAACCGCGCGAAGGCACACAGTTCGTGGCCGACGTCGTCGCGATGGCGAAAATCAAAGGCGAGAATGGCGCCTTCGAGCCAGCGGACGTGGATACCGAGTTCTCGACCGATCCGACCGGCCTCTACGAGCTCGTCGGATTCGTGCTGAAGACCGTGCTCGGCCCTTTTATCTCCGGCCTCGCGGGCAGTATGAGCCTCGCGATCAAGGCCGGTCGCTAAGCGAGGCGCAGGTCAAGCGGATCGCGCCAACCGTCAGCGGGAAGATGCTGCTCTACCGGCCCATCATGGCGGAGCCGCCGGCTTACACGCTGGCAGATCTGCGATCATGGGTGACGCTCGATGACGTTCTGGACGCGAACGAGATGCTCGACCTGAAGGCGGCCATGGCGGAGAAGGCGAGGGAGAAGTAAGAAGGGCGCCACACCTGAGACGGAGCATGTGATGATCGCTCGGATTGCAGCTACAGTTCTGATGCTCGCGGTTGGCGCGGTGACGCCGGTTACCGCAGCGCCTGTGAAGACGATTCCAAGCTTGGACTTCATGGTCGAAGCGCCGAAGTTAATCGGACAACGGGTCAGGATCGAAAACCAGCGGGTTGACGGCCTCAGCTTTCAGGGCGGGTTCCTTCGGCTTTCTGGTGGATCGGCGCTCTTGCAAGGCCCCTGGTCCGATCGCGAGGACTTCCGGCGGCTGATTCCGGCGTGCGAAAAACAGTGGTTCGACAAGCCAGAAGACGAGGCCGCTTGCGTCGTAACCATCGAGGGCACGGTGAAAGCGCCTAGCGGCGATTACCCGGTCCTGACGGACGTCGACTTCATCTTTCCCTGAGAGCGGCATCAAGGCGCTCGTGACGAAGGCCGACGGGGCTCCCCGCCGGCCCTTTTGTTTGGAGCGTTTGCATGATCGTCGACGAGCTGATTGCCGTCCTCGGCTTCGACCTGAAGGGCGAGGGCGACCTCAAACGCTTTAAGAACGAGCTCGACGGCGCGGAGAAGCAGGCGAACAACTTCGCCGCAGCCTTCACGAAGATTGGGCTTGCCGTCTCAGGCGTTTTCGCTGGCCTCGCCGTTGGCAATCAGATCGGCAACTTCGTCGCTAGCATCACGCGAACCTCTGCGGAGTTCGAGAAGTATCAGGCTACCCTCGAGACGCTTGAGGGCAGCACGGAGAAGGCAAAGGCCTCCCTAGATTGGGTGACAGAGTTCGGCCGCACAACACCCTACGAGGTCGCAGAGGTCACAGAGGCGTTCGTCCGCCTGAAGTCGTACGGCATCGACCCAATGGACGGGTCCTTGAAGAGCGTCGGCAATGCATCGTCGGCCATGGGCAAAAGCCTCATGTCGGGCGTTGAGGCGCTGGCAGACGCTGCGACCGGCGAATTCGAGCGTCTGAAGGAGTTCGGCGTTCGGGCGTCCACCGAAAAGGACAAAGTGACCTTCGCGTGGACGGAGGGCGGCAAGACGGTGGAGAAGACCGTCGCCAAGCAGGGCGACGCCATCACGAGCTTCCTGCGGCAGAACTTCGCGCGCTTCAACGGCGCGATGGACAAGCAGTCGAAGACTTGGGACGGCATGGTCTCGAACCTATCCGATTCATGGACCGGGTTCCTTCGCCAGATCGGCGAGGCCGGCTACTATGACGACATCAAGCGCCGTCTGAGCAGCGTTCTTGATACAGTCGATGGCTGGTCGAGCTCTGGGGCTCTGAACCGCGTCGCCGAAGTGATTTCCAACGGCCTTGTCGGCGCGATGAACACGGCCACGCACCTCGCGACGCAAGCCTACCGGATCGGTCGCGGCTTCTACTATGCTGCCGACGGCGTCATCAGTCTCTCCAGCCGCATGACCGGACTGTCCAAGACGGCCACCGCTTTTGGTATGGGCGCCGGCCTGATCGCCTCGACGGCGATGGGGCGGAGCGCCATCATGGCGATTGCGAAGCGCGTCCCGATGGTCGCGGCGTTCCTTGTCCTCGACGATCTGATGTCCGGCCTCGCTGGTGATGACAGCGTTATCGGCAGCCTGGAGGGCGGGGAGGCCGCGCTTGAGCGCGTCCGCCAGTCGTTTGTTGATGCCTATGCCGCGGCCGAGGGGCTGGCGGACGCCATCAATGGCATCTTCAACGTCTCAGCCTTGGCAGGCGAATCGCAGATTGATGCCCTCGTTCGGGGTATGAAGGAGTTCGCCTCCACCGAGGCGGTTCGGTTCATCAACGAGATGGCCGACGCTCTTCGCCAAGTCGGCGAGATCCTGACGTTCGTCTCTGGTGTTCTCAAGAACCCCGAAGGGGCGTTCAAGGCCTTCGCCGATGGGGTGATTGCGCAGATTGATCGCATCATCGCAGCGATCGACGAGAAGCTCGGTGGTGCGCTGACGAGGTTCGGTTTCATCGGAGCCCCTTCCGTCGCTCAGCCGAACAAGACGCCGATCACCAGCACTGGGAAGACCACCAGAGCTGCAACGCCCCGCATCGCTTTCACTCCGATGGCTGAACTTGAGCAAGACGGGCGCGTCAATGCTGAAGGGATCGGACAGCAGTTCGGTGTGGACCCTGACAGGTTAGCAAGTGGGTCCGAGATAGTGATGAAAGCCGTTCTTGACATCACCAGCTATCTGAACCCAGCGAACATCGCGAAGGCTGCCATGAGCGATTTACAGGCTGGCATCACAGCACGAGCCGATCTCGACATCTCCGCCTTCATGGCGAACGTTTCCACGGCCAAACAAGCGCTCGCCGGCCTCTCCTCCGCCGGCGCCACCGTTGGCCGTGCAGCGGTGCAGGATCGCGCCGCCGTCGTCGCATCTCCGGGGGGCTGATGACCGCGATTCTTTTCTCACGCGCCATCGGCCCCGTGCCCATTCCCGTCGTCGTCAGCGAGGCGCCGGAAAGCACGCTCTCCATCACGGAGATCCCTATCGAGGACGGTTCGGTCATCACCGACCATGCCCATTCCGAGCCGTTTCGGATCACGCTGGAGATCGCGACGCCGACGCTCGCGGCCACCTATGCCGCTCTGGTCGCCTGGCAGAAGGCGCGGGTGCCGTTCACCTACGTCTCCGGGTTCGCCAAGCACGACAACCTCCTGATCCGGCGCATCGCGGCCGAGCGCGACGTGCGCGTCTCGGACATCTTCAGCGGTCGGATTGAGTTGCAGGAGGTGAAGATCGTCTCCTCGGCCACGGCGCCGGGGGACAGTGCGGACGCGGGGCAAAACGGCGGCAACGCCGATGCTCGAGGCGGAAAGAAGCAGCCCGGCGGGAAAGACAGTCGTCGGGCTGCAACACCCTCCGCTTCGCGCGCTTCGGACGCGGCAACCAAGAACCGGGCGGCTGGCACCGTCACGCGCGGCGATGCTCGGACCAACCCCGTCGAGCCGGCGCGTGGTCAATCCCTCCTGAAGCAGTTCCTTGGATGATCGAGATCCCTGTCATCGACGCGCCGGACCAGGAACTGTCCGTCGTCCTGTCGGATCGGCGCTGCACCTTCCGGCTTCGCTACAACCAGACATCCGATCGCTGGGCTTTCGATCTGGCGCTGGATGACCAGCCAGTGCTCTGCGGCCGGCGAATCGTGGTTGGCCGCGACCTTTTCGAGGGGCTTGGCCTCGGACTCGGCATCCTCTTCGCGCTCGGCGGAGACGACCCAGGCCGCGATGCTTTCACGACCGGCAGCGTCCGGCTCTACCACGCGGGTCTCGCCGATGTCGCAGTTCTATCTCCGTAAGGTCCGAGTGATCCTAAAGGGCTCTGCCGGCTCGAAGGTCATCAACCCTGGCGACAGCACCGACGATCAGCTGCAGATTGAGTTCAGCGTCTCCAAAACGATGTCCTCGACGCAGAACACCGCATCCATCGACATCTGGAACCTCGCAGAGGCCACCCGCAACGCGATGGGCAAGGAGTTCGACCGGATCGAACTGGAGGCTGGCTACATCTCACCGGACGACGTCTCGACGGTGGGCACGATCTTCATCGGTGAGCTGCGGGACGTAGAGCACACGCGAGAGCGCGACGACATCATCACCCATTTCGAGTGCGGCGATGGAGACGCGGCGGTTCGGCGGGCGACGATCTCAAAGACCTATCGTGCCGGCACTCCGGTCAAGGAGGTGGTCGAAGGCCTACGCGCGGAGTTCGAAAAGCAGGGCGTCACACGCGGCGAACTGAAGGGTCTGGACGACCTGCCGCCGTTCAAGCGGCCTTATTCAATGTGCGGGTCATGCTCACGCGAGATGGATCGTCTCAGCCGGCAGCATGGGTTCCAGTGGAGCCTCCAGAACGAGACCTTCGAGACGGTGCCGGCGGACGGGCACGTCGGCGGCATGGTGCTCCTGACGCCGGACACGGGGCTCATCGGCGTCCCGACCATCACCGACAAGGGCGTTAAGGTCGGTGCACTCCTGAACCCCCAGATCCGCCCCGGCCGGCGCGTTCGGATTGAAAGCCATGTGCTGGAGATGAATAGCGAGGGCGGCGTCTACCGGGTCGCCTCCGTCACCTTCAGCGGCAACAATCGGAGCGGCGACTTCAAGGCGTCGATCGAGGGCGAGAAGATCGCGTCAGGCAAGGTAGACAAGGGCGTGAAATGAGCGGCCACGGCTACATCGGCGGGACCAACCGCCTTGCGGGCGACGCAATCGATACGCGGGTCGGCAACGAGCGCGAGGACCAGTGGGGCGAGATGCCCGCCCGCATCGTGTCGTTCAATCCGTCCAAGCAGACCGCGACCATCCAGCCGCTCCTCATGAAGCGACTGAACGGTGTGCCAACGTCTCTGCCAGAACTGCATGACGTGCCTGTGCGCTTCACGCGGGCCGGCGGTGGCTCTGTCACGTATCCGATCGCGGCTGGCGACAAGGTCACCCTGCGCCCGCAGATGCGGTCCAGTGAGGCCTTCCACTCGGACGGCGGGGATGATGGCTATGCGGCCTCCGACGGCCGGTCCTTCAACCTCTCCGACATGGAAGCCTTCCTCGACGGCGGGGAGAGCCTGACTGACCCCATCCCGAACTTCGATCCGAGGAATCTGCATATCCGGGCCAACGCCAGCGGCTCCTTCGGCATGAAGATGAGCCAGGACGGCAAGGTCGCGATCGAGGGTGCCGAGGGCAACGTCTACGACATCCTCGCACAGGTGGTCGAGATCCTCGGGGTGCTCACGACGACGGTCAGCGGCGGGTCTTCTGCCGGGATCTGGCCCATCACACAGCAACCCGAACTTGCCGCGCTGGCGGCCAAGCTGCGAGCCATGGCGCTATGACGATCCGCCGCCTAGCCCCAGCGCTTCGTTCGAACGGGCAGGGCATCCCCGATCTCGCTCTGGCCGCCGATGGCAACCTTGCCATGGTGGCCGATGCCGAGGCCGTAGGGCAGCACGCCGCGCAGCGACTTCAGACCTTCGAAAGCGAGTGGTTTCTCGACACGACGGCCGGCGTGCCTTGGCTGGAGCGCATCATGGGGCGGAAGGTCGATCTGCCGCTCGCTGAGAGCGTGATGAAGGCCGAGATCATGGACACCAACGGCGTGACCGGGATCGAAGCCTTCGACCTGCGCTTCGACCGAAAGCCGCGCCGGCTGAACCTCGTGCGCGCTGATGTCGGAACCGAGTACGACGAAGAGGTGTCCTTGTGAGCTATGGCGTCACGCCTGCCGGCTTTGTTCGCCCGACCATGGCCGAGATCCTCGACGCGATCGAGCAGTCCAACGTCGCCATCTTTGGCTCCGGCCTGATCCAAACTGCGGCCTCACCGATGGGGCAGTGGAACGGGCTGCGTGCCGAGCAGATCATGATGAGCTGGGAGAGGACCGAGGAGGTCTACCAGTCCTACGACCCGCGCCAGGCCGAGGGCGTGCCGCTCGACCGGCTGGCCGCGCTCCGGCTGCTCGCCCGGCAGCCCGGCGAGACCGACGCATCGCTGTCGCTCGCCATCACGAACGCTGGCGTGGCGAACACGCGCGATGCCGACTTCTATCGTTCCGTCCTGAATGTCTCTGGCGTGACCTGGGCGCGCATCTACGTCAACGACGCGGACGAGGAGGACGACAATGGCATGTCGCCCCACAGCGTCTCGCTGGCGGCGATCGGCGGGGATGACGAGGCGTTGGCGCTCGTCGCGCGCCGCTACATCGTGCCGGGCATCACGTCGTTCGGGAATACGCGCGTGGAGACCGAGATCGACGGCTACTGCCGATCCATCATGATCCACCGTCCGGTTGAGGTGCCGACCAAGTTAGAGCTCGACATTCGAAAATGGGCCGATGCCGGCGGGTGCCCGCCCGATCCGACAAGTGCCATCGCCGCGACGCTTGTCGCAAACCTGTCCGATGCGAACCGGCCTCGCAACGGCGTCACCCTGACGAAGCACATTATGAGCCAAGCGCTCTGCGACAAGCCGAACGTTGAAGTGGTCGCGGGGCGCGGCGCGAAGAACGCGGGCACCGTGGCGGCACTCCCGCTGGCCTTCGGCTTCAACGAAATACCGCTTATCACTCTTGCGAACGTGACGCTCCATGTCGTCGACTGATTGTCCTGATCGCGAGGCGCTCGTTCAGGCGACGATGGATCGCGTCATCACGCAATATCGGGAGAGCGACAATCTCCTCGGCGTGATCCGCTACGACGTCGGGGCCATTGCAGATGCGCATCTCGCGGCATGTAAGATCCCGTCTGCCTTTGATCTCGACACAGCCGCTGGCGAGCAGTTGACCTTCATAGGCGAGCGGCTCGGCTGGCCGCGGTGCCATTGCGTCTGCGTCACTCCACCGGTCTTCGGTTTCTCCTGCGGTACGGCGAACCCGAACCACATCGTGCTTGGCTTCTGCAAGGATGTCGTCTGGGCTGACTGCCAGGCCGGCGGGACAGGCGATCTCTGCCTTGCCGATGACGAGGTCTACCGCGGCTATGTCCGCGCCCGCCGCTTTCAGGTTCTCCAGCACTACAGCATCGACGACCTTCAAGCCGCCGCACGGTTCATCTGGGGGCCATCGGCCTTCGCTGTCTCAATGGGGCGGGGCAAGGCCTGCGCTGCGCCTGGACGCGCTCTGACGAGCCGCGAGGAGCAGGAGCTGCCGCTGGCGTTCCGCGTTCTGCCGTTCGCGCCGGGCATCGCTCGCTTTGTCCACCGCGGCGTCGCCAATTCTTTCGGCTTTGGCTCCGGCTGGGGCGGCTTTTGCGACGGCAGCGAATGGTTCTGCCCGACCTTCATTGATCCGCTGGCCTGCGCCTGACGGTCTGATCCTGCAGGAGGTACATTATGGCTCTGCCTTTCCCGACCGTCTGGGCGGTCAACGGACCCGTGCGCGATCCAACCAGTCCTGAAGTCGATCAGGGATTCCCATGCGGTGAAGCCGATCGAGCGCTTTTCAACCGGCTGTTCCAAGACGTTCAGCAGGCAATTAATGCGATCGGCCTACGCAACGGTGATGCGGACATCCCGGTGAATGGGTTCCAGGCCTCGCCGCCTTCCTCCCCGGAGGTCGGGGACCGCTATATCGTGGCGTCCTCCCCAACGGGCGCATGGGCCGGGCAGTCAGCTAATATTGCAGCATGGGCAGGCTCGGCATGGGCCTTCATCAGCCCGCCCCGCGGCCTTATCGTCAATCATTGGAACGGCGCGCGCCTTGTCGTCCTTCGCTATGACGGCACAACTTGGGCCGAGTGGATGGCAAGCGACACGGCCTCAGGCCCTGTCGAACTCGCCACGCAGGCCGAAGTCGACGCAGGCATTGACGCCACGCGTGTGATTACGCCCGCGACCCAAGCCAAGGCAAAGTCGAGCTACATGGCCGCTCGTGCCGCCCCCGGGGTTGGCGGCACCACCGCCACCGTTTCCGCCACTTACACCAACCTCTCGGGCTTCGGTGTGACGTCCACGTTCTTTAAGGGCGGGTCAACCTTCGCCGCGGGTGTCCTGACAATTGGCGCCGGCGATGAGGGTCTCTGGCTTTTGACACTCAGCCTCCGCGAGGATGGCTTGTCTACCTCCGGCCAAGCTGTTCGCATCACACTCAACAACGTGACGCTGGCAAGCGATGGCGGCCAGACGCCCGACAACTCCGCCATCGGGCACAGTGGTACGGCTGTCGGTGTCGCTCTAAGCGTGGGCGACGTGATCCGGTTTCAGGTTATCCAGAGTCTGGGTACAACTAAAACCTTCGACGAATATTCGCTCTCAGCCGTCCGGATCGGCGGGGCCTCGTGATGGAGACGTCGATGCGTATTGATCTGTCCCTTGAGGAGGCGGCCGCTCTCGTTGCGCTGGCTTCACCTCTAGTCGAGAGTACATTTTTTGACGGCGACGGTCTCGTCTTTGCGGATGAGGCGGAGTTCCAGCGGGTTTCGAACTTGCACGCCAACCCCGTTGAAGCGAGTGAGAGAGCTTTCGGTTCGGCAAAGCGCGCCAAATCCGCTGCAGTAAATGCCAAGCGCGAGGCGATCATCGCAGCCGGCTATCATCACAACTTTGGAGGCACGATTGGCACGCGAATCCTCGACCAACGCGGCCCGGAGGATGTGACTTCCTGGTTGGCGCTCAAGCTCATGGCGCAGGATCTGAATTCGTCGGATCAAGGCGACACCCTTCTGCCCATTCGGGACGCGAACAACTCGACCTTCTCAGCAAAGTCGACGGCTGTAGAGGCTTCCATGAGCGATATGGGCTCGTGGCGGGCTCGCATCCTTGCTCGGTCCTGGGTGCTGAAGGACGAGATCACGGCGGCGGCCGATCAGGCAGCGCTTGATGCCATCGACATCAACGACGGTTGGCCGGAGTGAGGCGATGGAGAAGGATCGAACGGGGCCCGTAGTCGGCAAGCTGCGGCAGCGCGTCCAGGCGTTGGAGGAGAAGCCGGCAGATCAGACGAGCATCGCGACTGAAGCAAGGACCAGGGCGGACGCCGACATAGCGCTTGCCGACAGCATTGGGGCCGAGACCCGAGCCCGCACGGATGCGGATACGTCGGAGGCGGGCGCGCGATCGGCGGCTGACAAAGCGAACGGCGATGCCATTTCTGCCGAGGTGAAGGCCAGAGGCGACGCCATCACGGCCGAAGCTTCGGCCCGCGTAGCCGGTGACAAGACGAATGCTGATGCCCTGACAGCCGAGGCAAAGTCCCGGTCGGACGCGGATGCTTCCGAAGCCAAGGCTCGAGGGGATGCAGACGCGGCGATGCAGGCTCGCATTGTCACCCTCACCGGAGCGCTCGTTCTTCCTGCCGGCCTCTCGATCGCCGTCGGCAAGACCGAGCGCAAAGTCGTCGTGCCAGGCCTGAAGAAGGGCGATGTCGTCGCCATCACACCTGACAAAGCACTGCCCGGCGGCATGTCGCTGGGCGACGCCTATTGCCTCGTGGATGGTGAGTTGACGCTGGCAACGCTCTTCACCGCGCTTCTCGGCCTTTCCCTGTCGGCCGCGACCACGATCACGCTGAGCATCAAAGCGATCCGTTGATCCCGCGCTAATCCACAGCCTTTTCCACCGCTCATCCCCAGCCCGGCCGCCAGCGCGAGCCGGGCTTTTTCGTGCCCGGAGATCCTCGCATGTTCACTCTCGACCAGCGGCGTGAGGTCGGCGCCGCCGCGCGCGCATTCAATCTGCCCGAAGCGCACGTCCTCGCCGTCACCGAGGTCGAGAGCGCCGGCGTCATCTTCGCCACGGTGAAGGGCGAGCAGCGCCCGCTGATCCTCTTCGAGCCGCATATCTTCTATCGCCGACTGAAGGGGGCCGAGCGTGAGGAGGCGGTCGCGCTGAAGCTCGCGTCGGAACGCTGGGACAAGACGCTCTACCCCGCCGGACAGCCGGCGCGCTGGGCGCAGCTGGAGCGCGCGGCCGAGATCAACCGTCAAGCTGCCTATGAAAGCGCGTCCTACGGCGTTGGCCAGGTCATGGGCTTCCACTGGAAGGCGCTCGGCTATGCCAGCGTGTTCGAGCTCGTCGATCGCGCGCGATCCGGGCTTGGCGGACAGGTCGAGCTGATGCTGCGCTTCGTCCAGCAGAACAACCTGACCGACGAGCTGGCGACCGGGCAGTGGGCGCCCTTCGCCCGCGGCTACAACGGCGCCAGCTACAAGGCCAACCGCTACGACGAGAAGATGGCGGCTGCCGCGGCGAAGTTCGGCGGCCTGACCTCGGAGCCAAACGGACTCCTGCGCATGGGCTCGAAGGGGCGCCGCGTGCGCGAACTGCAGGCGCTCCTCATCCGCGCCGGCTATACTGTGAAGGAGGATGGCGACTTCGGCACGACCACGAAGGCGGCCCTCGTCGCGTTCCAGACAGCGCGCGGCCTGACACCGGATGGCATCTACGGCCCGCAGACGGAGAGCGCGCTGGGCGAGCTTCGGCAGGCGTCCGACGATCGCCCGGGCAAGCAGGCGCTGACGAAGCTGGTCGACGTCCAGAAGGGCGTAGGCGGGGGCTTGGGCGCGGGCGTGACGATTGCCGGGGCGAAGGAGGTCCTGCAGGACGCCTCCTATCAGGTGGCAAGCCTGGGCGTCTCCTTGCGCATCCTCGACTATGTCCAGACCGGCCTGACGATCGCGATCACGGGGTGCGCCATCGCCGGGCTCGGCTATGCCGCCGCCGGCTGGTGGAAGTCGAAGCAGACGGTGGAGGCATGAACGGGCTCGCTCTGCGGATCGCGCTCGTCGCAGCGGGGCTCATCTGCCTCGTGCTTTTCGCCACCTATATCGTCGGGCTGATCCGCGAGGATGGTTCGCGCGACACTCTCACCACCATCGAAAAGCTCAACACGGAGGCCGGCAATGCTGGTGAGAATGCTAGGCTTGGCCGTCGCGAGTGCGTTGCTCGCGGGATGCGCTTCGACTTTGAAGCCGGCAAGTGTCTCGGCCACCCCTGACCTGCGACGCGCGCTCGGCACGGCGCTGCCCGGCGCTCGCGGTCGCACTGAGGAAGACCAGGAGGCGATCGACGACACCGTCGCGGGAGGCTGCGCAATCGGCCTCTACCTGCCTGCCGAATGCCGGCGACACAACATGACCTCCATCGCTCGCACAGCAATGGAGGAGCAAGGAAGGAAACGCCTTGATGCCGGGAACTGACGACAGCGTGGAGCGCCTGCGCAAGGACCACACGCAGCTCGCCGCGACGATCTCGGTGCTGACGACGGAGGTCGGTGGCATCAAGACCGAGAAGGCGATCGAGAAGGCCGTCGGCGTCGAGCGCGAGAAGAACCTCGACGAGCGGCTGGAGCGGATCGAGAAGAGCCTCGAAGGCCTTTACGGGCTCGGAAAATGGATGCTGCTCGCCTTCTTCGGCACGCTCATCGCCGCGGTCGTCACCTTCATGGTCAAAGGAGGATTCAATGTCCCCCCGACCCCTTAGCTGGATCGGACCGCTGAAAGTGCTGCTTGGCACGATCGCCGTCCTCTGTGGTCTCTACGTCTTCTTCCTCGTCGGACCCGCCCTTGAAACGCGGTTCTTCCCAGTGCTTGGCAAGATGCGCTTCACGGAAGTGCTGGCGCAGACGAAGGACGCTTCGATCGTTCGGACGGAATTCGAGAAGCTGCGGTCCTGCGAGTACATGGGCATTGCCTGGTACTATGGAGCCGAGGCCGGAGTGTTTGAGCGCGTGTCCATGGTGCCAATCCGCGATCCGAACGACACGTCTAGTCCAAGCCGTCCGGTGGGAATTGCCCGCGCTGGGCCGTGGCGGATCACGATCCCGGCGGCGGACGTCCGCACGAAAAGCTTCGTCGAGGCGTTCCACCGATGCCACCCGTTCTGGACGACGGTCTCCAAGTTCTACCCGTGATGTTGCAAGGCTCCCATGCAACCAGTGGAATAGCTCGACGCAAGCCGTCTGAGATATTCCTAGGCTGCATTGTTTCCTCCCAGACTCATGCATCAATTGGCCCGCCCGGTTCGTCCGAGGCGGGTTTCTTTTTGCGTTCAGCCGCCGGTGTCTTTTGGGGCGCCGGCGGCTTTCGTCGTTTCGGGCTTCGGAATGAACAGCTCGCGCGGATCGGCCTGGAGCAGCCGCAATAGCTCGGCCTTGCCGGCGAGGGGAATGCGCCGATCGTTCACGGCCCTACCGACCACTGCTGTCTCGTCTGGCTGTCGTATTGTAAGCCGCATGGATCACCATATTGGCCGGCGCCGTGTCGTTGACAGCCCTCGGCCGCGGCAAGGCGCTTGATCAGGTGCGGCAAGCACTGATGGTCGAAGCTCGTCAGCCTCGCCATGAGTTTCAGCCTGTCGTAGCTGCGGGTCATTCCACATTTGGCGCATTCGACACCAACGCGCGGGATCGTCAGGTCGCAGAGGTAGCGGGAGGAGTAGGCGCGCTCAGGCATTCCGCAGCATGAGCGTCGCCCGCGCGTACTTGTCCAGCCTGCGCTCATCGGCCTCTGAAACATGCGTCAGCCGCGTCCGGTCGGAGTTATCCGCGAGGTCCGCCAGCTTCACTTGCCGTGCTATGGTGTTCGCTCGCGCCCGCAGGATCGCCGAGAAGTAGTCCTCGCCTCGTCGTTTCGTCATGGCGTCCACGGCTTCAATGATGTCCTCGCCAAACCCTTCAGCGCGAAGCCTGTCCAATGTCCAGGCGGAGCAGTCCTCTACGACATCGTGAAGCAGGGCGACGATCTTGGCGGGCGCGTCCTCGACGGCCGCCGCCACTCGACGAGGATGGTCGATGTACGGGGCGCCGCCCTTGTCCACCTGACCGGCGTGCGCCTCGGCTGCAATTTCGTCGGCTCGGGTCAGCATCTTCGCCCTCTCCATCATCTCCAGCGCGTCTCGTCTCAATCCTTTCCGCTATCTTGGCATGAGGGAGGAGGGGCGGGAAGCGGGGTCAGGCCGCAATCCGACGATCCGTCGTGACGCGGTCCCGCAGCTGCGCTCTGGCGACTTCGCTACTAGCCCAGCCCCAAATCTTCATCTTGCGGCTCGGCCGTCCGGTTCTGGCATCGGTTCCACCGCCACCACCTTTGCCTAGGATCTGCCAGCCGTCGAAGCGATAGAGGTCGCCAGAGTGCAAGGCTTCGTCCTGATACGAGACTGCTACCGTCCGCCCGTGCATTAAAGCGATCGGTGGGAACACAAACTCCCGCCATAGGCGGAGCATCGGGCGACAAAGGTCAGGACGCGACGCGCACAGCCTAACAAGCTCTACGGCTTCGTCGCGCCGGATACCAGTTTGGCCCACGACTTCACGCGCTGTCTCTCCCGCAGCTGTAACCGCTACGGGTTCGCCATGTGAGAACAGGGCGTGGTGGGCTTCAAAGGTGTAGGTCGGCCGCGAGTAGACGCCCATGCGGTGGCCCCATGCGACCAAAAGCCGGTTGAGTTCGCGTCGGTCAATCGTTTCGAGATGCGCGATTGGCGGTAGGAAGTCCATCTCTCAGCTCCCCTGCGGATGCACGGGAGAGGCGGACAGAATGGCGTCGATGGCAGCAATCGCCTTATCCTGCGGCGTCCTGCCATCGCCGGGGTACGTCGTAACATTGTAGCTCGTGCGCAAAGCCTCGCGTGCCATCTCCAAAGCGGCCGTCACATTTGGCTCGACCCACCCTGCGGCTTGCTGAAGCAGCGTCGCAGCCTTGAGCATGAGGTCTCCGTTCGTCGGGTTGTCGTCGGGATGATCCACATGCCGCGCCTGATGGCGAAGATCGCTGATTAGGTTCTCAATCTCGGTCGGCTTGCGAGGGTGGAGGGAGCACCGCCACGGCTCGTCATGAGCCGCCGCGAAGCAGACGCCAGCCTCCTCGCATCCCACGCCCATGTCGCAATGCTTGTCCGCGCTCACTTCGCTTCTCCCAACGAGAGAGGGGAGGCGGGAAGGGCGAAGAGCGATCGTGGTAAACCCGTGGTAAACCCGGCTCCACGGTCTACCACGGTACGCCGTTCGTTCTCACGCGCCTCCGAAGCCCTTTCGCCCTGCTTGCGCTCAAACCCCTTGTGCGCTAGGGCTTCGTCGTGAGCGCGGGCGTAGTTCAGCGGTAGAACGCCAGCTTCCCAAGCTGGATGTCGTGGGTTCGATCCCCATCGCCCGCTCCAACGATTTCATAACGTTAGATCTGAATTGATTCCTGCCCCATCATGGTTTGGACGGGTATTGGACGGATAGGGCAGGACGAGAGCGAACGTCGATGAACATCAGGCCGCTGATTGACGGTCGATGTAGCGCTGAATTTCCGCTTCTCTCCAGCGCTTCATTCGCATTCCGAACGTGATGGGCTTCGGGAACGCGGTCGTTCTCTCCAGCTTCCAGAGGGTGGTTCGGCCGACCTTCATCAGCTCGCAGACTTCTGTCGTCGATAGCAGCGCGCCGGCCTGGACGGGTTTGGACGCCTCGGTCACTTCGTCTGTTCCTTCTCATGTCGGAGCAGCGCGAAGCGCAGCTCGTCCGCCTTCCGAATCGTTTCTCTGGAAATCAGTCCGCCGTTGCCGCCTCGGCCGGCGATGCCGCTGTCGTCGAAGGTGATGGCGGCGACGAGATCCTGCGCCGCGTCGATCAGCTCGTGTCTGACGGGGGAGGGGTTTGTCACGGGTATTCCTCCAAGGCTTCCCGCACCTCGGCGACCGTCATGTCGCCCTCCACCTCGCCGAGAAACCGCATGATCCGGTCGCGGTGTTCGTTGTGCTCGCGCTTCGTCGGTCCGCCGATCTGCCGCGCGGCGCTGGGTTTCCTCCCGCTTGGCGTGGTCGCCTCCAGGGCCTCCCAGACATCGGGCCACTCTCGAACGCCGCTCACACCCGATCCTCCGGGTGGCCCGGCACGATGCGCGGAGGTGTCGCGGGGGCCGGGGCGAGGCCGGCCGGATCGCGAAAGCGGCCCGCCTTGGCCGGGTCGGGGGCGTAGACCTTCCCGTCCATGCCGTGCCACGTCAGGCGGCCGGCGTGATGGTCGAGCAGATCCGTGTCGATCGCAGACAGGCTGCCATCCATGAACGCCGGCAGCAGCTCGGGCCGATCGGCGAGGAAAGAGACGATCTGGCCGGCGGTCTCCAGCGAGCCGACGCCGGCCTGCCATGCGATGTTCTCGGCATAAGCGACAATCTGCGCGATGGTCACTTGTGCGGCCGGCCCGAGCCAACTCCGCAGCATCGCATTCGCCGCCCGAAGCGCCTCGACCTCCTCGGTTTCCGGCTCGGCCGCCTGCCGTTCGCGGAGGCTCCCGACGATCTCGGTCGCCATTGCGAGGTAGCCGTCAGGCTCGGGGAAGCTGCCGCCGTCCTCAGCAACCCAATGGGCTCGGATGTGGCGGGTAACGATTTCCTGCACCGTCGATATCGCGCCGACATCAGAGCGTGACGTGGTTCCGAATGCTGGATCAGACGAGGTCATGGCTTCATGCCCTCCATGTTGCGCGTGGCGGCAAACATCCAGACTTGCGCTTTTCGATCGATGTCGCGATCGAGCGCCCATTGAAGCGTCACGGCGTTGAGGCGTTCGGCGAGATCGTTCCAGTCGTCGCCCGTGACACTGTCGAAGACCGGTTCTCCGCTGTCCGGGTCGCCGTTTTCTTCGTTCCACTCTTCGAAGAGGTCGCAGAGCCCGCCGCCGTCGAAGCCTTCCAGCAGGGCCATTCCCTGACGCGCTTCTGTGATGAACGCCGCCTCGTGATCACGGGCCGCCGTTATCGCCTCCTCGCGCGTTCCAAAGCTCTCGTGGAAGCGCTCGCCGTCGCCGATCCACCACTTCCACGGCGTCGAAGCGCGAACGGCCGGCATGGCGGCGGCTGTCGTTGCAGGCGGAACGGCCAGTGCGAGTGCTTCCCCGGATGGGAGCGCGCCGACGAAGGCCATGGCCGGCACGGCGGCGCTGCGCATCAGGAATGATCGGCGGTTCATGCGCAGCAACTCCAGAGGACGACGCCGGCCGGCGCCCAGACGAAGACGAGGGACAGGAGCAGGCCGAAGCCGACGCCTCGGCTCTCGGCGGACGGATCGACCAAGGTGGATGGGGAGGGCAGGCGGGGCGTCATGCCGCCACCATCGCGCGGGCGCAGCTGAGGCCGCCCTTCGCCGCCCATGCGGCCATGATCTGCGGGGAGCCCCAGCAGTCGTTCGGGCATTCCCAATCGAGGAAACGGACGAGGTCGACCAGGAAGAGCCGGTGCTCCAGCCGGCCGCGATAGACGGCGGCGGCGAGGTCGTTGGAGAGGACACCCTGCAGAAACTTGCCGGGCAGGGTGCCGCCCTCGATCCAGGCGCGGACCTCGCTCTGAAGGTCGGCCGGGAAGGCGGAAAGCTTCGGCTCGAAATCGGGACCGAGCGCCTTCAACGGACGAGCCCCGACATGGCGGCCAAGGCGGCCGGCGCCGCGGTCAAGCCGATGAATGCGAGGAGCGCGCCCAAAGCAATGTGGTTGCCGATACGGCGGATCATGGAAGTCTCCCGAAATGGGAGCGGGCCGGCGATCCGAACCCGCGAAAGGGGTGGATCAGGCAGCGCGAAGCTGGTCGACGGCGACGCCACCGGAGCGCCCCGTGATCTTGATGACCACCTGCCCATGACCGAGAGCCCAGGGTTCCGACTGGACTTCGGATTCCTCGAAATGCTGCTCGCCGGAGAGCGGATAGAACTGAACCTTCGTGCCGATCGGAAAGCGCCGGAAGGCTTGGGCGAGGGTCATGCGACGGATTGGGGGTGTCATCTAGCTCTCCATCGATCGACATCGGAGACGTGATCTATGGAGTACCGTTAAGTCGGATATTTCCGACCGTCAATCATTTGGTAGGAAATATCCGACTTTAACGATGCGGAATTGTCGCGCGGAGGCAGGGCCGAGCTAGAGGTTCAAAAGGGTGGATCAGGTCTTTTTCGATGCCGGCGGGGGCGCCTTGGCTAACTGGATCTTGCAGTTGTCCTGCGGGACCTGTCCTCGATTGCCTGCAACCAATCTTTGATTTGGCGAAGTCACCCCGGCTTGGTCCAGTCGATCTTCGCCACCCATTCGACCGAAACGTTCTCGATCGTAGGATAGGCAGGGTTGATGCTCTCAAGATCCCACTCGTCTTTGGTCGAGGAAGCCCGCAACGTCTTTACGAACAGGCGACCGTCCATCAGCTTAACGATGCAGCGCTTGTTGATCATGTCAGCTGGTGGAAGCATTTTTGACCAATAGATCAATGTCCCGTCCTCATAGACGGGCATCATCGAAAGTCCTTTGACCTCTGCCGCAAAAGTCTCGTCGACGGCTCCTGGAGGTGTTTCAACCAATCCCGCGTCTCCGTCGCCCGTTTCTACGATCTCTCCACCGTCTCCGATGTAGCCCTTTAACCGTGTACCAATCGTGAGCAATTGTGCGTGTCTCTCAGGATTAGGCAAAATAAGCAGTGGCGTTTCCTCTTCGCCCATCAGCCAGCGTGGAGTAGTTCTAAGCGCGTCAGCAAGTTTTTTAAGTCCGTCTGCTCTTACGCTCTTCTTTTTACCTACCAAAATATCAAGAATGAAATTGCGTTCCAGTCCGCCCGCAATGGCCGTTTCGACAGGTCCTTTCTCAAGGGCCGCCAAACGTTCTTGGACACGGTCTTTCAAATTATCAGATCCCATGTCGGATTTATCCGATGCGTCCAACGGGGATGCCAGTCGGAATTAAGTCGGATTCTCTCTTGTTAAGTCGGAAATATCCGACTAAATCGGAGATTATGAGCGAGCTAGAAGCCTTCCGACATGAAGTCGAAACCTTCCTTCGGACCTACAACTGGTCGCCGACGCGCTTTGGGCGTGCGGCCGCAAAAGATCAGATGTTCGTATTCCAGTTGCGAACGGGGCGGGAGCCGAGGTCCGGCGTCCGCCACCGCGTTCGTTCCTTCATGGAGCAGGCTGCCTCTGACGAGGTGGCCGCATGATCTCCGCGCTCGATCAGGCCGAGGCAGACCGCGCCTATGCAATCTGGATCGCGGGAGATCGCCGGCCGGAGCCGCAGGCTATGGCGGACGAACTGAACTCATGTCGTCCTCACGGCGTGTCGAAGCTTACGCCCGGCGACGCCGTCCTGATCGGCCTCGCCGAATGGCGCCGCCGCCGTGCCGAGGCGGGGTGGTCGTGAACCATGGGCCGCCTCGATCCTCATCCTGTTTTGGCGCTGCCCGATGAGGCGCTGCCGAAAGTAATCCCGATCCCCGCGGTTGGCGCCGCCGGGATCGTCGGCGGGAGCGTTGGCGCGCGTCCCGTCGAATGTGCCCTCCTGCAAAGGGTCTTTGCAGTCGTCGAAGAGGTCGGCCTGTCGTCGATCACCGTGTCTGGCCCGCGTCTCCATGCCCCTGAAACTGGAGCATGGAATGCGCGAGTTCTCGGCACGATCACCCAAGATCTTGGAAAACGGTGAGGCCATGCAAGCGGGAGCGCTCGCCTCGTCCCTCATCCGCCGCGCGGCCGGACCGCGCGGTCACGACGAACCCCTGAAAGCGCTGTGGCACCGCCTCTACGAGGCCCTGCGACGCCGCAACGACCAATGGACCGAGCGGCGCGTGCGCGCGCTCTGGGCCGGTGAAGCCCGCCGGATCGAATGGGACGAGATCATGGATCTCGTCGCCGTCGCCGAGCTGCAGGAAGCAAGGAGAAGCCATGCCGAATACGTCGCGGAAACGGCTCGGGTGGCGGCGCTTCGTGTCGCTGCTGAGACGCTTGCATTGGGCGGAGCGGACCCGGCGTGCGGGCGCTGCGATGGCCCTTTGGCTGGCGCCCGAGCTTCGCCCCGAGACGCCTGACGAACAACGCATCCGCACGGCGGAAGGGGACGACCGATGAGCGTTGCCGAGACCAATGTCGCCGCCGACGAGCTGCGGGCCTTCATCGAGCGCATCGAGCGCCTGGAGGAGGAGAAGAAGACGATCGCCGAGGACGTGAAGGACGTCTACGCCGAAGCGAAGGGCCGCGGCTACGACACCCGCGTCCTGCGCAAGATCGTCGCCATCCGCAAGCAGGACCAGAACGAGCGCGCCGAACTCGACGCCGTTCTCGAACTCTATCTCCAAGCGCTGGGGATGCAGTGATGGGAGCGCTAACGCACGGAATGGCCGACGAGCGGGTCGGCGTCTGTCGTGGCGCCTCGCGACACTACGGCGCCTGCGAGGCGGCACAGTCCGTCGAAGCGGACGAACGCCGTCCCGTCGCCATGACGACGGCGCGTGTACACGCTTGCGCCGAGTGCGGAGAGGCAGCGCCGGCCGCCGCGGAGTTCTGCTCGCCAGCCTGCCGCCACACCTTCAACAACCGCCGCCGTCTGCGCGGGGCGGAGCTGTACGACCTCTACATGGCGCACCGGTTCGAACGGCCTCTCGCGAAGGTGCTGGGTCTGTTGCAGGCCATGAACCGGCTCGCCTCGAACTATCGGGCGGAAGACGCGCTATGGCGGGCCGGGCGCAAGTCATGGCGGGCGCCGCAGGATGTCCTCGCAACGCGACCGCATCTGAAAGCGAAGCGCTGGTTCGTGAGGGCAGGGCGATGACGCCGTGTCCGAACCGGCAGCTTATCGCGCAAGATTCTGGCCGCCTCTCGGCGCGTGCGAAGCGCGTTGCCGCGAAGTGCAAGGGTGGTCGCGTCTGCAAACAGTATGTGCCGGACGAGCGTACAGGTCGGGGCGCCTTCTTCTTTCTGGAGCATGGCGGCGCCCCACTCGATGCGGAGGGCTGCGAGGAGTTGATCCGCAAGGGTATGCTGCGGCCGGCCGGCGACGCGCTGTTCCCTGATGCCTCTTCGCAGACGTTCGAGGTTGCCGGGGCATGACGTCGATCGTTCGCATCACCATGCCTTTTCCACCGAGCCTGAACGGCGTCTTCCCGACACGGGGCAACCGGCGCGTGCCTTCGCCCGCCTATCGTGCATGGCGGGACGAGGCGGGGTGGACAATCAAGGCGCAGCGGCCGGCGAAGTTCACGACGCCAGTCCATGTTCGCATCGACCTGATGCCGCCGGACGGCCGGCGTCGCGACGTGGACAATCTCGCAAAGGCGCCGCTGGACGCTCTCGTCGCTGCGGGCGTGCTGGCCGACGATAGCCTCGTCCGCCGCCTTTCCATCGGCTGGGTTGAGATCGGCGAGCCTTGCGTTGTCATCGTGTCGCCCTGGGAGAGCGCCCAAGGATGAGCAAACAGCCCTGGCTCAAGTTCTATCCTGCCGACTGGCGGGCCGATCCTGCTTTGCGCATGTGCAGCCTCGCCGCGCGCGGTCTCTGGATCGAAATGCTGGCGATCATGCACGAGGCGGAGCCGCGCGGGCATCTGCTCATCAACGGCAAGGCCGTGTCCGTCCGTCACCTCTCTTCGCTGGTCGGTGCGAGCGAGGAGCAGGTCGCCGATCTCATGTCCGAGCTGGCGGAAGCGGGCGTCTATTCGGCCAAGCGGAACGGCGTTCTCTATAGCAGGCGCATGGAAAGAGACGAGAATAAGTCGAGAAAACTTCGAGATAACGGCAAGTTGGGCGGGAATCCAAGCCTTAGAAAAGAAACGACAATCGAGGGTTTGGATAACCAAGGGGATAAGGCCCAGAAGCCAGAAGCCAGATACCAGATACCAGATAAGGAAAAAGACACCCCCGCCGCCCCTGCGGGGCGTCGCCCCCCAAGGGGGGCGCGCAGCGGGCTGACGATTGGGACGAGGGTCGATGGGTTCGAGCCGGACCTGTCGGTTGCGACCGGGCTCGGCCTGACGGCGGAGCAGGCTCGCCTTCAGAGCGACCAGTTCCTCGACTTCTGGCGCGGCGTTCCTGCCGATCGAGGCCTCAGTGCCGATTGGCCGGCGGCTTGGCGCCGATGGGTTCGCGAGCAGCTTCGGAGGGACAATCTCAAGCCGGGCAGCGGCGGCGTGCGCTCGGCATCTGGCGCCGCGACCGGCTCGGCGATCCCCTACGCCGAACGGCTGCAACGCAACCGCGATCAGCAGCGCCGCCAGCAGGAGGCGGACGTCAGCCCTGACGTGCCGCTGACCCCGGAGCAGCAGGAAATTATGGACCGCTTTCGGGCGAAACGGCGGGCGAAGGAGGCACTGCAGTGATGGCAATCGAAGAGACCGCTCGGCCCGTCATCGCCGAAACTTCAAGTCGAGCGCTGGACTGGTTCGTGGTGCGCACGAACCCGAATTGCGAGGACCGCGCGGTCGCCTCCATCCGCGAGGCCGGTTTCGAGGCGTACAAGCCGGAGCGCCGGAAGGAATACCAGCACAACCGTTCGAAGCGCTGGATCGAGCGTACCTTTCCGCTCTTCGTCGGCTACGTGTTCCTTGGGCTGCCGGCCGGCCGGCCTCATCAGTTCGGCCGCATCCGGCTTTGCGACGGCGTGAAGATGATCCTCGGGAGCAACCCGCGCGACCCGCGCAGCCGGCCGATCGCCGTTCCGTCCCGCCTGATCGCGGAGTTGCTGGAAATGCAAGCGGCCGGCCAGTTCGACGACATGAGGGCGCCCATCGCCGCGCCTCACGACTTCGTGGAGGGGGAAGTCGTGACGCTTGTGACAGGCGCGCTGGCGAAGCTTCAACTCACTGTGGCGGACCCCGCAGGCAGGGAGCAGATCATTGTCCTAGGCGAAATGTTCGCTAGCGTAAGGGAACTCGGCGTTGCTGCCAAAAAGCTAAGGCGAGCAGTTTAATAAGATATCATTCCTGTTGGTGTTGACGGCATAGGGGTGTTCGCCTAATCAGATCATCGTGATTGTCTCCGACCGTGCGGGATTGAGTTCGCCGCCGGGAGACCGGGAAGAGCTTCACGGCTTCCCATCCGGCTTTCTATGGGGCTATCGCGCTGGCGATCTTGGTAGACGCTGTGGGATAGCGTGATGTCTTTGGCAGGATAGCTCAGATCGGTAGAACGCGCTGGTGTCATAATCGGGAAATCGGGCCTTCAATTCGTCTTTCCGCAACTTACTCTGCCTGAACAACCCATGTTCGTCGCTCGCACGGTAATATGTTTACTACAAGAATGCTTGCAGCAGTCTTTGCCAGCGCCTCCGACTTAAAACCTGGAATTGTTGAATTAGACATGCTGAGCATTCGAATTCGATGATTATTTTCGACTTCAAACATCGCAGTCGAGATAATGACGGTAAACATATCGATTCCTCTTCGTTCTTACCTATTAAATACATAGGCGTACACATCAACGTCTTCTCAGGGTGGGGCGTTCGCTATTGCGGCGGAAGCAGTTCAACAGCTTGCCGCCGCAACTATCGGGAGTTCAGCGCGCCCGCTGAACGTTGCGCTGTAGCGAGATCAGACGTCAGGCTGCGTGAGGTCTGAACCACGGAAACGGCCACGGGAGCGGCATCCCGTCGTCAGGTGTCTGAACGCTGGCCGTGACTACCGAAGCTGACGTCTCCGGTAGCATCGCAGTTTCGGAGTTGGTCGAACTGTGAACTCGGACGCCTAACACCCAATCCGGAATGGGAAGCTGGAGCGAGGCGGGAATGGACGCGAAAGCTTCCGTCACCATTGTTCCTGGGCGAGGGGGCTCCGCGGTGAAACTTAGGTCGAGAATTCCGTCCGCCGGGGGCGCGATGTACATCCACGGAGACAATTCACCGCCGCTCCAACCGCCTGTATTCACCATCCCCTTCGCTTCAATCTTTAGGCTCTTTCCTCCAGTTTCTTGCTCGACGGAAACGCGAACTTCGGAAACGCTGTAGACCAAGACGCGCATTTTATCCTCCGGTTGCTGTGACAGGCCAAAGTTTGCATGACTGATCGTTCGCCTCAAGGGGTATCGACTGGAAGTTTACCGAAAGGAAGTTTGCCTCCTTCAACGTGGCCTTCTGCAAACAAGGCTGAGCTCTGCAAGCGTCATCACGACCGGTAGAAGCAGCGGTAGGAGGCGCGCGTGAACGCAAGGTCGAATGTCCATGGCCGTCGTCTCCCTCCCGCTCCTGTGCCGGCCCGCGCCACCTCCCGAGTTCTGCCGCCTTGACGGTACAACGACGGACCGGCCGTTCGGCCCTGCGCTAGAACTGGAGGAATGGGCAAGGGCGACCTTCATCGCCGGCGATGGCATCCTCGCCAATCCCGACCACCAGCACCTTCAGCATGCCGAGATCGGGATGCTGTGGTGCGCGGCCCCAAACGCCCGGCAGATGATGGCGGTGGTCGGGCAGGCGGAGACGGGCGTCTTTCGCGGCGCTCGCTGGCAGAAGGCCCGGCAGGAACAGCAGATGGTGGAATGGTTCGGCCTCGTGCCGGACTTCATCGTCACCTTCCATGCCGACTATGCAGCCGAGTGCGACGACGCCTCGTTCTGTTCCCTGGTCGAGCATGAGCTTTACCACTGTGGGCAGGAGCGCGACCCTTACGGCAGCCCGAAGTTTCGGAAGGACGGATCGCCGGCCTTCACGCTTCGCGGCCACGACGTGGAAGAGTTCGTCGGCGTGGTCGAGCGCTATGGCGTCGGCGCTGCTGCGGGCAAGACGGCCGATCTGGTGCGGGCGGCGAACAGGGGGCCGATCGTCTCGGTTTCGCTGATCCATGGCGCTTGCGGAACCTGCGGGAGGCGCGTCGCCTGACTTGATGGGTTCTTGATAGACCGATGGCGAAGGGCAAGCTGACGGACGAGGTCCGAACCCATATCGTTCAGGGACTTGCGTGCTTCGACAGCCCGTCCGTCGTGGCGGCCTCAGTCAAGAAAGAGTTCGACGTTACCGTCTCACCACAGGCGGTCGAGGCTTACGATCCGACGAAGCGCGCTGGCCGGAACCTCTCGGAGAAGTGGCGCACGCTCTTCGAGGCCGCGCGGACCTCCTTTGTGGAGGACACGGCGCGCATCGGGATCTCCCATCGGGCGGTCCGCCTCCGCGCCCTCCAACGCATGGCGGAGAAGGCGGAGGACATGCGCAACCTCGCGCTCGCGGCCCAGCTCCTAGAGCAAGCGGCGAAGGAAATGGGCGAGGCCTATTCCAACCGCCACCGGCTCGAACACACCGGGAAGAACGGCGGGCCGATCGAGCATGCGGTCAGTGCGAAGGACATGACGGACGATGAACTTGCCCGTATCGCCTTCGGCGGCAGCGGCGGAGCTTCTGCGGCGTAGGTGAGCGCGGGAAAGCCGGATCGGGATACTTCCAGATGCGGCGTGGCCAGCTTGATGATGTGTACGCCGCCGGGCTCGGCCAAGAGCGTCCGTGCCGAAGCTGAAATACGGCAGTTCAGCGAAGCTTAGACCTCTAATCAGATCGGGTAGTTGGCTTCTGGCGGAGGATTTGTCTCCCATTCAAGCGGCACTATATCCTCTCCATGACGGACAAAGAACCACTCCATGAGGATGTAGCAACTAAGTCTGAACCTACGACGAGGGTCTTGTAGAACACTAACAAGATCGGGAACGCCCGCGCGATACTGTACGTGAGGTGGATCGATTTGATTTCCTGGCGAAAAAACTTGATCGGTTAGTGAATCAAAGCCTCTCTCCACTATGAAATTAAGATCACGACAATAAGATGAGACTGGTTCGTCTGAATATGATCCAATCTCGATGTTGTGCGCAAATCTGTTTCGAATTTTTCCAATTAATATTACGTCACTATGCACCAAATCATTTATTAAGCCGAGCTTTAATGCAGAGTCGCATAGAGTTCCGTATTTTCCAACCGGTTCCACTATGCCAGATAATACATTGTCGCAATATTTAGGTTCATTTCGTATCTTTCTCTTCGTAATATTTCGAAGGGCCATCTCGATTGCCGTGGCGCACACGATGGCATCGGCTCGATCGGCTGACCCGATGTACCGCTCGAAATTGAATGGGTTCACGGCAGGGCGTTTCTTGGCCATTGGCTAAAATTTTGCTCCTATATCAACCGCGAAAATCGCCATTCCTTGACGAATATCTGATTGATATGGCGGGTCAATATTCCTCGCTGTGTCCGCGAAGGACATGACGGACGATGAACTTGCCCGTATCGCCTTCGGCGGCAGCGGCGGAGCTTCTGCGGCGTAGGCGAGCGCGGGAAAGCCTGATCGGTTTCAGTCAGGCGATCGAGATCCCCGGCAAGCCGGTGGAAGACGACGAGGACGAGGAGCATTTCGCCAGCCCGGCGGCGATCGAGACGGGCGTCGCCGATCATCACCGCCTTCTGATGCGGGCCTTTCAGCGCTGCGTCGAGACGCGGCACGGCCGGCTCATGATCTTCATGCCGCCGGGCAGTGCGAAGAGCACCTATGCCAGCGTCGTCGGCCCGACCTGGGCGATGGGGCGGCGGCCGGCCTTCAAGGTCATCGGCGCCAGCTACGGTTCGGACCTCTCGCGCAAGCTCGGCCGGCGCTGCCGCTCGATCGTGAAGCAGAAGGGCTATGCCGGGCTCTACGGCGCGTCCCTGTCGAGCGAAAGCGCGGCGGCCGACGAATGGGCGCTGACGAACGGCTCGGAATACATGGGCGGCGGCATCCTTTCGGGGATCACCGGCAACCGCGCCCATCTGCTGGTCATCGACGATCCCGTAAAGGGGCGTGAGCAGGCGGAAAGCCCGACGATCCGCAAGAAGACGATCGAGGCTTATCAGGATGATCTGAAGACGCGCCTCGTGCCGGGCGGCTCCATCGTCCTGATCCAGACGCGCTGGCATGAAGAGGACTTGGCGGGCTCGATCCTGCCGGAGGGCTATGACGGGCAGTCCGGCGCGATCATGTGCCGGGACGGGCAGGTCTGGGAGGTCATCTGCCTCGCCGCGAAGGCGGAGCGGGACGACGATCCGCTAGGCCGCGCGGCCGGCGAATATCTGTGGCCCGACTGGTTCGATCGTGAGCACTGGCGGCAGTTCGAGACGGTGCCGCGCACCTGGGCTTCGCTCTACCAGCAGCGGCCGGCGCCCGATGCCGGCGACATCTTCAAGCGGGAGTGGCTGAAGACCTACGAGACGCTTCCCGAGGGCTGCCGCTTCTATGGCGGCTCGGACTACGCGGTGTCGGACGACGGCGACTTCACGGTCCACGTCGTCGCGGCCTTCGATCGCGACGGCAACCTCTATGTTCACGACCTCTGGCGCGGAAAGGGCGATCCCGAGACCTGGGTCGATCCGCTCCTCGACATGGTGGAACTGCACAACCCGCTCGGCTGGGCGGAGGAGACGGGCCAGATCAACAAATCGGTCGGGCCGTTCCTTCGCCTGCGGATGCGCGAGCGCAAGGTGTTCTTCGCCCGCGAGCAGATCGCCTCGACGACGGACAAGGTCGCGCGGGCGCGCTCGTTCCAAGGCCAGATGGCAAGCGGCAAGGTCTTCTTCCGGGCCGGCATGCCCTGGCTGCCCGATCTCGTCTCCGAGCTGATGGTGTTCCCGAATGGGCGCCATGACGACCAGGTGGACGCGATCACGAAGCTGACGCAGCTCCTCGACCGCATGCGCGGCAAGGCGGCCCCGGTCCGCGACGACGCATCTAAGAACCCCTTCCTCGCGAAGAACGCCTTCGCCCTGAAGACCCCGAAAGAGCGCCTGTGACGACTGAACCCGAACCGACCGGCCCGGAGGGCGTGAGCCCGACCCGCTGGCAGGAGCGCATTTCCGATGCGACCGGCGTCGAGCGCAAATGGCGCGACGCCGGCCGCGAGGTCGTGAAGATCTACCGGGCGGAGAAGACGGCCGATGGCAGCGCGGGCCGGGGTCGCTTCAACATGCTCTTCGCCAACACGTCGATCCTGTTCCCGTCCGTCTACCAGCAGCCGCCGCAGGCCGACGTCCGGCGCCGCTTCCAGACGCCGGACGCCATGGCCGACGCCGCCTCGACGATCGTGCAGGGCGCGCTCAACTCGGCCTTCGACGCCGGCAACCTCGATGCGGAGATCCGCCGGGCCGTGCAGGAGGTGCTTTTGCCGGGCCGTGGCACGATCCGCGTCCGCTGGGCGCCGGTCGTTGAGGAACAGCCCGTTCTCGACCAGATGGGGCAGCCGATGGCTGGCGAGGATGGGAAGCCCGTCACCGAGCCCCGGAAGGTCTGGGAGGCCCTGGAGTTCGACCACGTCTATTGGGAGGACTTCGTCCATGAGCCGGCGCGGCGCTGGCGGGAATGCACCTGGGCGGCCTTCCGGCACTACCTGACGAAGGCACAGGTGGAGAAGGAGTTCGGTGAGGATGCCGAGATCCTGGCGAAGCTGAAGGACGAGGCCTGGAGCAAGGGCGCCTTCGTCTATGCGCCGGCCGAAGCCGGCGAGGCCTCGACCAAGGCGACGAAGTCGGGCGAGCCCCGCGCCCTCATCTGGGAGTGCTGGGACAAGGACCGGCGCGTCGTCGACTGGATCATCCCCGGCAACGACCCGGTGCTTCTGCGCAGCGACGAGGATACGCTGGAGCTGGCCGGCTTCTTCCCGTGCCCGGAGCCCATGACCTCGATCTCGACGACCGAGAGCATGGTGCCGGTGCCGGAATACGAGATCTGGCGCGACCTCGCCGCAGAAGTCGCGCGCATCACCGAGCGCATCGACGCGATCATGAAGCGCATGAAGGTGCGCGGCATGTACAACGGCTCGATCGAGGAGCTGGCGGAGGTTCTGGACGGCGTGGATGGGAAGATGGTCGCGGTGTCCGGCGTGGACATGGAGGCGGCCATGTCGACCAACGTCTGGATGATCCCGCTCGACATGCTGGCGAACGCGGCGATTGCGCTCTACGGCGCGCGAGAGCAGGCGAAACAGGCGCTTTACGAGGTCTCGGGCATTTCGGACGTCCTGCGGGGTGCCTCGAACCCGAACGAAACCGCGACGGCGCAGCGGATCAAGGGCAATTTCGGCACGCTGCGCATCGACGACCGGCGCCGGGGCCTCTCCGCCTTCCTGCGCGAGCTGACGCGGATATCGGCCGAGATCATGGCCTCCAAATTCGCCGGAACGACCCTCGGCATGATGTCGGGCAAACAGGTGACGCCGGAGATCGAGGCCTATCTGCGCAACGAGGCGCAGCTGATGTGCCTCGTCGACATCGAGACGGACTCGACCGTCGCGGCCGACCAGGCGACGGAGCAGGAGGCCTCGCAGACGCTCGTCGCTGCGATCGGCGGCCTGATCCAGACCTTCGGCCCGCTCGTCGCGGACGGCACCGTGCCGAAGCCCTTCCTCGTCGAAATGATGAAGATGATCCTGAAGCCCTTCAAGGGCTCGCGGGACCTCCTCGACATGCTGGGGCAGATGGCGGAGCAGGCGGGCCAGCAGCCGCCCGAGCCGCCGCCGCCGGACCCTCGTGCCGAGGCCGCGAAGGCCAAGATGGAGATCGACGGGGCGAAGGCGCAGCAGGATATGAAGATTCGGCAGGAGGAGCACGGCGCCGACATGCAGGAGCGTCAGGACAACATGCAGATGCGGCAGATCGAGTTCCGCGCCGACATGGCGGAGCGAAGCGCCGAGATCGAGGCGGCCCGCGCGCTGCCGTTCGGGGGTGTGATGTGAGCCGGTCGGTCTACGTTTTGCGCGACGGGAAGCTCGTCGAGAAGTCCAAGGCCCTCCGATCGGACGGGCCTTTTTTCATGCGCGACATCGATCCCTACGAGAGCCCGATCACGGGCGAGACGATCACGTCGCGTTCCCAGCGCCGCGAGGAAATGAAGCGTCACGACTGCATCGACGCCCGCGACCTCAAAGGCACGCTCCTCGCCAACGGCAAGAGACATCGAGGCTGACCATGACCCTGAAGACCACGACCGCGCTCGGCGCGGGTTCGATCGCGTTCGCTGCCGGCGCACAGGCGCCCTTCGGCTTCGGGCACCGCCCGCGCTTCTTCTTCCAGGCGCCCGGCGAGGGCGGCGGCGATGCGGGCGGGGATGGTGGTGCGGACACGGGCGGCGACGCGGGCGGCGATAACGACGTCACGGTCGACAGCGCTTTGACCGAAGCCTTCGCCGAGATCGCCGCCGGCCAGTCAGACACCAATTCCGACACGACGACCGCGCGCCCTGACGCCGCTGCGGCCGAGGTCGCCAAGAACCCCAACGAGACGCCCGCCGCCGCAACTGACCAGGCCGCCGCGACGCCCGATCGTTGGACCGCAGAGGAACAGGCCGAGTTCGCCAAGCTCCCGCCGGAGGCGAAAGCCCTCGTCGAGAAGAAGGTCGCCGCGATCGAGGCCGACTACCAGCAGAAGGCAGAGGGCAGCGCGGAGGCGGTGAAGCTCGCCGAGGAGGTTCGATCCGTCGTCGATGCCGACTTCCAGCGCAAGCTGGACGAGAGCGGAATGACGGTCGGGCAGGGGGTGAAGTACCTCGCCGACCTCGAACGCTTCGCCAACAGCCGGCCGGCGGAATATCTCGCCTTCGTGGCCCAGCACGTCCAGAAGATGGGCGTGGACGTCATGAAGGTGCTGGGGCTCTCGGGCGCCCAGCCGGCGGCAGGCGACGACGCCTTCCAGGACCCGCGTGTCGGGCAGCTCGAAGAGCGGCTCGGCAGCCTCACGACACAGATGCGTGAGGACGCCCAGCGGCGCGCCCTGGACGCGGCGGGACAGACCATCGCCGGGTTCCGGGACGCCAAGGATGCGTCGGGCAATCCTCTTCGCCCGCACTTCGCGGACGTCGAGAACGACATGGCGGCGCTGATCCGCGCCAATCCGAAGATGGACCTCGACAAGGCGTACGAGGCCGCCGTCTGGAGCAATCCGGCGGTGCGCACGAGGCTGCAGGAGGCCGATCGGGCGGCGGCGGCTCAGAAGGCTCGGGACGATGCGGCGGCGGCTCAGAAGGCCATCCGCTCCAACGTGCGTCCCGGCACGCGCTCCATGCGCCCGTCGCAGCAGGTCGACACGGTCGACGACGCCGTGGATCAGGCTTTCGCCGAAATCAAACGATAAGGAGCCAATACAGTGGCAGCACTTTCTTCCGACGTGCGCGCGCAGCTCGTCGCGCTCACGATCTCCAAGTACAAGCGCAAGTTCTACGACAACATCCTCGGCTCCAACATGCTGTTGGCGACGCTGGACAAGAAGGGCAGGGTCACGTCGGTCGACGGCGGCAACGACATCCGTGGTCAGATCATCATGGATACCGAGCTGTTCGCCTGGTACGAGGGCACCGACCCCCTGACCCGTGCGCAGAAGAAGACGATCGGCGACGCCGCCTATTCGCCTGCGCAGGCCGCCGCCTCGATCACCCTGACGGGTGAGGAGACGGCCAAGAACAACGGCGAGGCCGCGATCAAGAAGCTGATGCGCGGCAAGGTCATGAACGCCGAGAACACGCTGAAGACGAAGATCAACGACGCGCTCTATCGCGACGGCTCGGTCCCGAAGTCCTTTGTCGGCCTCGACGCGATCGTCGCCGCCGATCCGACCACGGGCACGGTCGGCGGCGTGAATGCCGCGGCGAACGTCTGGTGGCGCAACAAGACGCTGACCGTGACCCTGACGGGCGCGGCCAATGCCGACGAGCGCTATCGCCGTCTGAAGCAGGGCATGAACACGCTCTACCGCAAGACGTCGAACGGCACCGAAAAGCCCGACATCATCACCCTCGACGACGAGACCTTCGGCACGTTCGAGGACGGGCTTCAGGAGAACCAGCGCTACACGGACGCCGGAGCCGCCAAGCTCGGCTTCGAGGCTTATCGCTTCAAGGGCGCCTCGGTCGTCTCCGAAAGCGACGGCTCGGCGCACCCGACGAACGGCGGCTTCATGCTGAACACGGACTATCTGAACCTCGAATATTACGAGGGTCGCGGGTTCGAGCCGCTGGACCTGCCCGAAAGCACGCCGGACCTCGACGCGGTGACGAAGCACATCGCCTTCATGGGCGCGCTCACCTGCTACAACCGGAGCCGGCAGGCGCGCCTCGTCGTCGTCCGCTAAGCCGGACCGATCCGACCCTTCTTTGCAGAAAACGCAAAGAACTCTCAGCCGCCGCGGGGCCTCTCGCGGCGGCTTTTTCACGCGCTCCAGCCAAAGGCGAACCCATGAGCAACCCGAAATTCTACGACCGCGCCACCGACACCGGCCAGACCGGCGAGGACGGCAAGGCCGTCTATCGGCTCGCGACCTACTTCCTCTATCAGGTCGACGCCAACAACACGGTCGATCGCGAGGCCCGGCAGGAGGACTTCGACCGCTTCCCGGTCGAGTACGGCGTCTACGACCGCACGCGCCAGCCGGACGCGGACGGCTTCCCGCTCGCCGCCTGGCCCGGCATCAACGCGGCCGACCGGCAGGGCCTTGCCGATCGCGGCATCTTCACCGTCGAGAAGCTGGCGGCGACCGACATGGCGCGGGCGCCGAGCGATCTGCGCGAGGCGCAGGAGAAGGCGAAGGCCTTCCTCGCCAAGACCAGCTCGGACGGGCCTAAGCTCGCAGCGCGCATCGCCGAGCTGGAAGACGAGAATGCCGGCCTCCTCGACCAGATCGCCGACATGAAGAGCGCGATCGACGACCTGAAGAGCGATGCGCAGGCGCCCAAGCTCGCAGCGCAGGTCGAAAAGCTGAAGGGCGAGGCCGAAGCCCTCCAGGGTGAAAAGAGCAAGCTGGCCGACGAGATCGCTGGCCTGCGCACCGCAAACGAGACCCTGACCAAGGACCTCGCCGCGGCCAAGAAGCCGGCGCGCTGATCCGATGGCGTCGGTCCTGGATCTCGTCAAGGCGGCGGCGGTCCGCCTTCAGCTGCCGACGCCATCGACCGCGATCGGCAACGCCGATCCCTTCACCGCCCAGATCCTCGGTGCTCTCTTCGCCAGCGCGGACGAACTTCTGGACCGCTATCCTGTGAACCGGCTCCTGCCGGATCGTGCTTGGGCGAAGGCGGCGGACGGCACGGTCAAGCCGGCGCCGACGATCGACACCGACGTCGTGATGATCGACGAGGGGCTGATCAAATCCGCCATCCTCTGGCGCTGGCGCTCCGACAACGGCTTCGACTACGCCGAGGATTTCCGCACGGTCGAAGAACGGCTGTCCCGGCTGGGGCTGGCCTATACCAAGACGCAGCGCGGGGATGCGATCCAGCTATGAGGCAGCCGCTCGTCCGTCGCAGCAATCCCGGCATGGCCCGCGTCACGCCGATCTCTCTGCCGGCACCCTTCGGCGGCATCAATGCCTCCGACAGTCTGGCCGGCGGCATGCAGCCCTTCGAAGCGATCGACCTCGTGAACTGGTCGCCGGTCGAAGGGGCCGTCGAGACACGGCCGGGCTACCGGATCGCGGTGGATCTCGGGACGGCTGCGCCTGTGCCGTTCCTCCATGCCTTCGACGAAGGGCAGACGGCGACGATCGCGGCCTCGGGCGGCAAGCTCTTCAAGATCACGGGCGACGTTCCTGCCGCCCTGCAGCTGGGCAGCGGTTTCAACTCGGACGTCTGGCGGCCGGCGGTGCTCGGCGGCCGGCTCCATCTGGTGAACGGCACGGACGCGCCGCGCTCGGTCCTCGGCTCCGCACTGGTGACGCCGGCATGGACCGGCCCGGCCGACATCACGAAACTTTTCCGGGTGCGCGCCCATGCCAACCGGCTCTTCTTCGCCGAGCGCGGCTCGTCCTCGTTCTGGTATGGCAATCTTGCCTCGATCCAAGGGGCGCTGACGAGCTTCGATCTCTCCGGTGTTGGCTCGCGCGGCGGCTCGATCGAGGACATCGCCGTCATCACGCCGGACGGCGGCCGGTCCGGCGACGACGACGCCATCGTCTTCTTCATGTCCTCGGGCGAGGCGATCATGTATCGCGGCTCGAATCCCGGCGACGCCGCGGCCTGGGCGCGCGTCGGCGTCTTCACCGCGACGCGGCCGATCGCGTCCGAGACCTTCGGCGGCGACGTGCTCACCGTCTCGGCGGACGGCTATGCCGAACTCTCCCGCCTCCTGCCGTCCGGCCGCTCGCCGGTCGCCGGCTTCGGGACGAAGATCGGGCGGCTGGCGGCGAGCGCCATCGCCCGCTTCGGCCGGAACCCAGGCTGGCAGCTCCTCTACGATCCGCGTTCGCGTCTCGTTCTGATCCACATTCCGCAGACCTCGCGCTTTGCCGAGCAGCACGTCATGAGCGTGGCGACGGGAGCCTGGGGCCGCTGGCGGGATCTTCCGGCCTCGTCCTGGGGCCATATCGGCGACGACCTCGCCTTCGGCACGATGGACGGCAAGATCGCCCGCATGACCGGCGCCTCCGATCTCGGCCGGCCCATCGTCGCGGTCGGGCAGGGGAGTTGGCAGACGATGGGGCTCGCGGGCCGGCGCAAGCGCGTCACCAGTGTCCGGCCCATCGTCACGTCGCAGGTCAGCCCGTTCGTCACGCCGCTTCTCGGCGTCGATTTCAAGGAACCGCGCAGGGGCGTGGCGATCCAGTCGGCCGAAAGCGCCGATATCGGCCGCTGGGACCAAAGCGTCTGGGATCGGGCGGTCTGGGGCGGTGCCGATCGCGTCACGACCGAATTGCAGGGGGTCGGCGGCGTCGGCGACTTCCTGTCGGTCGGGCTGCGGGCGGACACGCGGGCCGGCGCGGTGCGCTGGCTTTCCACGACGCTGACGATCGAGGCGGGCGGGCTGGCATGACCTATCGCATCCTCTTCGGCGAAAACGCCCTCGTGGCGGACTGGATCGCGGCCCAGATCGCGGACCGGCCCGACCTCGAAGACGCCGTCGCCTTCGGCGCCGTGCGCGATGACATGCTGATCGGGGGCCTCGCCTTCACCGAGTTCCGGGGGACTGACGTGCGCGTCACCGTTGCCGGCTACGGGCCATGGATGACGCGCCGGCTCCTTCGGGTCGGCTGCACCTACGCCTTCGTCGATCTCGGCTGCCGGCGCATGACCTCGCTGATCAAGCGGACGAACAAGGCCTCGCGGACGCTCTGCGAGCGCATCGGCTTCAAGCTTGAAGGAACGCATCCGCAGACCTTCGAGGATGGTGGAACGGCGCTCTCCTACGGGATGACGCGCGACAAATGCAGATGGTTGGAAGGGGCAGCCCGTGGGTAAGAAGACACCGAAGGCGCCGGACCCGGCCGCGACCATCGCGGCTCAGACGGCCGCCAACAAGGAGGCGATCACCGAGAGCGCACGCGTCAACGCCGTCGACCAGTATGGCCCGTCCGGCTCCACGACCTATCAGCGGGGCGCCGACGGCGTGCCGATCTCGCAGACCGTGTCCCTGACGCCGACCGGTCAGGCGACCTACGATCAGCAGGAGAAGATCGCGGCCGGGCTGACGGACAAGGCGGCGACGCTGGCGGACCGCATTCCGACAGGCCCGATGGACCTGTCCAAATTGCCGACCCGGCAAACCAGCCTTTCCACCTCCGGTCTGCCCGCGATCCAGGGCGTCGGCGACTTCGGGGCGGATGCGCAGCGGACGCAGGACGCCACCTTCCAGAAGGCCCAAGCGCTCTTGAAGCCGGGCCAGCAGCTCGACCGATCGCGCCTCGAACAGCAGCTCTCCGATCGCGGCATCCCCCTCGACAGCGCGGCGGGCCAAGCCGAGCTGACCCGCATGGAGGCCTCGCAGTCGGAGGCGAACAACCGCGCAGCCTACGACGCGGTCGCGGCCGGCGGCGCCGAGCAGTCGCGTCTCTTCGGCCTGTCGTCCGCCGCGCGCGGGCAGCTTTTCGGCGAGGGGCTGACCGGCGCGAACTTCACCAACGACCAGCGCACGTCCGCGCTTCAGGAAGCGCTCACGCTGCGCAACCAGGACTTCAACGAGGCGTCCGCCCTTCTCCAGGGTGCTCCGGTCATGGGCACGCCGGGCTTCATGAACACGCCGACCTACAACATGCAGCCGACCGACGTCGCCGGCATCACCCAGCAGGGCTTCCAGAACAGGCTTCAGGCGTCGCAGGCGAACAACCCGATGGCGGGTCTCTTCGGCCTCGGCTCGGCGGCGATCACGAAATGGTCGGACCGGCGTCTGAAGCGCGATCTCGTCCCGCTTGGCACCGGCTGGCGCGGGCTGCCGCTTTACCTGTTCAAATACGTCTGGGGCGGCGCGCACGAGATCGGCGTCATGGCGCAGGACGTCGCCCGCGTCATGCCGGCGGCGGTCATTCGCTCTGCCAGCGGGCTTCTGGCGGTCGACTACGGCAAGCTGCGCGAGGCGCCATGAGCAATTGGGATTGGAGCCGGTACGCGGTCGGAGGCGCGACGCGGCCGGACAGCTTCACGGGCATGCGGCCGGAGTTCAGTTCCTCGCTTCAGGCGCTCTTTGCCGCCGCTCCGCCGGAGCTCGGTCTTCAGGTCGGCTCCGGCTATCGCTCGGTCGAGCGCCAGCGCCAGCTCTGGGAAGCCTCGGACAAGAGCGGGCGGATGGTCGCTCGTCCCGGCGGTTCCCGACACAATCACGGCGACGCGGCCGACCTCTCCGCCGCCGGTAAGCGCCTGGACAAGGCCTCGCCCGAAGCCCGGCAGTGGGTCCACGACAATGCCGAGCGCTACGGGCTGACCTTCCCGATGTCCTGGGAGCCCTGGCACATCGAACTCATCGGCGCACGCGGGACGAAGAAGGCGGAAGCCTCGCCCCTCGTCTCAGCCGTCGCCGAACAGGCCGCGCCGCGCGGTGCCGCCGCTGCCGTCGCCGGCCTGGCATCCGGCGGGCAGCCCGGCCCCGCCGCACCTCAAACGCCGCCGCCTTCAGGAGAGAGCATGGCCGCCCCGACCGTGAACATCGGCATCAAGCCGAAGCGCGACACGAAGCTTCTCGACGCCATGCTGGCGAATGCGATGCGGCAGGGATCGCAGGCGCAGAATGGCTGGGACCTCGCCGGAGCGTTGGCCCAGACTTGGGCGGCATCGAGCGAGAAAAAGGAGGCGGAGGGCGAGGAGGCGGGCGAGCTGCAGAAGCTGGTGGCGTCGCAGAACCTCGATCCCGCCTTCGCCGCCGTCGCCCAGCTCGGCGGCGATCGCGACAGTGCGGCCCAGGCGATCATGGGGCAGCAGCAGTTCCGCGCGCAGACCGCCCAGCGTGCCGAAGAGCAGGCCTGGAGGCAGGACGAGCGCGGATATCAGCGAGGCCGCGACGGCGTTGCAGACCAGCGGTGGGAGAGCCAACAGGACTATCAGCGCGGGCAAGACACGATCGCCAACCAAAGGGCAGATCGCACGCTCGACCTTCAGACGGCGAAGGCGAACCAGCCGCCGGAGCCCCCGAGCAGCGTGCGGGAATACCAGTTCGCCCAGCAGCAAGGCTTCACCGGCTCCTTCCAGGAATGGGAACAGGCGAACCGGAAGGCGGGCGCGACGAACGTCAGTGTCGGCGGGACGTCCACGAAGTTTCGCGACAAAGCCGATGAACGCATGGTCGAGCGGTTCGGAACGATCGCCGACACAGGGACCGCGGCGGCGAACGTGGCGCAGACGATCCCGGCCATGCGAGAGCTTCTGACGCAGGCGCCGACAGGACCCGTCGCCGGCCGCTTGGCCGAGCGCTTTCCGGGATTTTCCTCGGCAGGCGACGCCTTTCAGGCGACCGTCAGTCAGATCGCGCCGACCCTGCGCGTGCCGGGCTCGGGCGCCATGTCCGATCGCGACATGGACATCCTCATGTCGTCCTTCCCGAGGCTACGGAATGGCGAGGGCGCGAACGACCTGATCATGGGGGCCTTCGAGAAGAAGGCGCAGCTCAACCTCGAACGCTCCCAAGTGGCGACGGCGGCCCTACGCGGCGAGATCGACCCGGCGGAGGCGGATAAGCGGCTGCAGGCAATCGACAGCACGCCGCTTCTGGACGACGCGATGCGCGCACGTCTGGGCGGCGGAGGCGATGCGGTGGCCCCGGCCGCGGCCCCTGCCGGCGGGCCAGCGCCGGCCGCCATCGGCTCGCAAGCCGAATACGATGCCCTTCCGTCCGGTGCGACCTTCACCGCGCCCGATGGAACCATTCGAAGGAAGCCGTGAATGGCGAACTGGTGGGATGCTGCGCCGATCGTCGAGACGGGCGCGAAGCCGAAGAACTGGTGGGATGACGCGCCTGTCGTCGAAGCGGCGGCGGACCCGAAATTCGGCGGCGTCGCCATGAACGCGACCGCCGGTGTGAACGAAGGGCTCTACGGGGTTCTCGGCGCGCCCGTCGACCTCATGACCGGCGCAATGAACCTCGGCATTCGCGGCTTCAATGCCGCGACGGGGTCCGACGTCGGCACGATCGACGAGCCCATCGGCGGATCGCGCTCGATTGGCAAGGCGATGGGCGCCGTTGCCGCCCCGCTCGATCCGGCCAACACGGAAGCGACGAACTCCAACGAGCGGATCGTGCGCGGCGTCGGACAGGGCGTCGGCGGCACGGTCCTTCCGGCCGGCCTTGCCGGCGCCGCTTTGCGGACCGGCGTGGCCTCGGCGGGCGCGGCGCCGCTCGTGGAAGCGCTCGCCGGCCGGTCCGGCAGCGTGGGCGCCGTAGCGGCCGATGCGGCGGCGGGTGGCGTGGCCGGCGGCGGCGCGGCCACGGCGCAGGAGTTCGCACCTGATCCCTACAAGCCGATCGCGGGGCTGGCCGGCTCGCTCGTCGGCGGCGGTGCGGGCGCGGCGGCGATGAGCGCTCCGGCCTTGACCCGAGCCCTGGCGGAGGCCGGCCGCACTTTCGCGGCGCCTTTGACGGCGGTCGGCCGCGAACGCTTGGCGGGGCAACGCCTCGTCGAGGCCGCCGACGATCCGCGTGCGGCGATGAAGACGATTGAGGAGGGCAGGGCGCCGCTCGTGCCAGGTTCCCAGCCGACGACGTTTCAGCAGACCGGCGACATGGGCCTTGGCGCTCTGGAGCGCAATGCGCAGAACCAGTTCCCCGCGCAGTTCCAGCAGCGTCGCGCCGATCAGAACGCCGCGCGCCGTGATGCGCTCGACGAGATCCAGCCGGACGGTGCGCCGGAAGCCGTCTCGCTCGCCCTTCGCGGCCGGCTGAAGGCCATCGACGCGGAGACGTCGAAGTCGCTGCGGGATGCAGTCGAATGGGAGCGCACGGCAAATCGTGGCCTTGGGCAGGGACAGCGGCCGGAAGATGCCGGCGACGCGATGCGTGAGGCGCTGCAACTGCGACGCGACGCGGCCAAGGAGAAGGAGGGCAAGCTTTGGGAGGCTGTCGACCCGGACGGCAGCCTTGCGCTTCCGCCGCAGGACGTGCGCCGCGTCGCGCAGGAGCTTGTGGGCGAGCTTCCCAAGTCCGCCAAGCCGCCGGGGCCGGAAGAGGCCGCGATTTATGCCGTGGTCGGCCAGTACGGCGACGTCATGCCGTTCCGCGAAATCGCCGCGCTTCGTTCGCGCGTCAGCCAGGCGGCGGCCGACGAGCGCGGCCGGCACGGGCCGTCGCCGTCTTGGGCTCGACTGATCCAGCTTCGCGGTGCTATCGAAAGCGATCTGGAGAACGCCGTCTCGCGCAAGGTCCTCATGGAGGAACAGGCGGTCGCGGCGGGAACCCTTCGCCAAGAGGACACGCTTTCCGCCAATGTTGAGCGATGGGTCAGCGACTGGAATGCCCGACGCTCAGAGGCAGCAGTCGGTGACGACAATTCGGGACGCGGTTTCTTCGGTGCCGGAAGCGCAACGACTTCCCCTCCTGGCTTATCTGGAACAGCGCGCTCGACAGGAGGCCGATCTACAGGCGCTCCGCGCGATCCGGGACTATCGCCGGATGCTGGAGGAGGAGCAGCCCGCCAAAAGCTGACGATGGACGACATCCGCGCCAAACCCGCGGACGACCCGTTCTTCTTCCGCTCCCGCGACGGCCAGCCCTTCGTTCCCCGCGAGCCCGGCAATCCCGATCTCGGCATGGCGCCGGTTCCCGGCCAGCTTCTCGATGCGCCGATCCGTCTGCGCCGGTCGGACATGAAGCATGTCGCCAATCCCGTTCATCAGTCGGATGCCGAGATCCTGGGCTATGACGACGCCTGGGACATGGTGACAGACGTCTCCGCCAACTGGTCGCAGATGTACAAGGCTCGTGACGGCAGGGTGCTTCTCGTCAAGCCGTCGCCGCAGGAGGCGCAGGGCGTGGCCGTCGTCGAGCTGACGCCGGTCGATGGCGGCCAGTATTGGCGCATCGTCACGGCAGGTCGGCGGGCGGCGGACAAGCTCGGGGAAAAGATCGGGTCCAGGGTGCACGGCCCTGACGCGGCTTCCGGTTCAGCCGCTCCCACTGTCGCCAGCTCCCCGCAAGATACCGGTCGGGAGGCCGGATTAGCATGGAACCCGATCGGCGCTGAATATACGCCCCCGGCCGGCGGCGGACAAGGGATGAAGCCTTTCGACGATGCGGCCAAGGCTCGGCTCGACATTGCGACGGAAGCGACGCGCGAGCGCGCCGGAACCTTCGACAACCGGCAGCTGGGGCCGATGCTCGCGCGGCCGGCCGACCATGCGCCCTACAATATGGAGAGCGCGAAGGTCGCCTCGCGCGTCTTCACGGCCGGCAAGGGCGGCTTCGAGCGCATCCAGACCTTTCGAAATGCGGCCGGCTCGAGGAAAGGGATGGGCGCGATCGAGGCCTTCGCGATCGACAGCCTGCGCAAGGCCGCCGTCGATCGAGAGACAGGCGTCGTGAACCCGGCCCGGCTGGAGAGCTGGCGGCGGGCGCATGCCGAAGCGCTGCGGGCCTTTCCCGAGCTGGACGCCCGTATCGCCACCGCATCGGATGCCGCCAAGGCCGTCGAAAGCCATGTGGCCGCCCGCAAGGCGGCCTTGGACGCCGAGCAGGCCGGCGCGCTCGGCAAGCTGATGGGAACGGAAGATCCGCAGGACGTTGTCCGGCTCGTCGGCGGCCTCTTCTCGCGCCAGGACGCCGCGCGGCAGATGGGACAGCTCCGCCAAAAGGTTGGGAACGACAAGGATGCGCTTCAGGGCCTTCGCAAGGCGGTTGCGGAGCATGTGACGCTTCGCATGGTCGGCAATACGGAGGCGGCAACGAGCGGCCGGCAGTTGATCAAGGCCGACCAGTTTCAGACCTTCGTGAAGACGAACCGCAACGCGCTGCGCACGGTCTTCGACGAACGAGAGATCAGGATCATGGAGGCCGTCGCCGCCGATCTCCAGCAGGCGAACCGTTCGCTGGCGTCGGTGAAGATCCCGAACCAGTCGAACACGGCGCAGGATCAGCGCTCGGTGCTTCAGAACCTCATGTCGGCCGGCATGGAGAATTGGATGACGGTGGCCGGCGGCACGGTCGGCGCGGGCGTTGGCGGCCCGGTCGGAGCCGCGGCCGGCGGTGGCGCGGCGGCTCTCTTCACGGCGCTTCGGCAGAACGGCATCAATTCGGTCGACGAGCTGGTCCGCGACGCGCTGCTGAACCCGGAGCGGGCTCGTTACCTCATGACGAAGGTCCCGTCTGACCCGGAGCGGGCCGACGCCATGCTTCGGTCGCTCGCCCGGCGGTACGTCAAGGCGGCTGCCGCCGGCTCGGCCGTGAGCGTCCAGCCGGAGCGTCCGAAGGGTCCGGTTTACCTGACGGTCGGCCGGCCTCGCCTGCCGGAGCCCGGAACCGAACTTCAACGGGCTCTTGCCCGTCAGTGAACCCAACACAGGCCCGCTTCGGCGGGCCTTTTTCATGGAGGCATCATGCCGTTCCAAGGCAACAATTTCGTCCGCAGTCAGAACTTCGTTCGCGATCGGGATCTCGGCGCGCCGGACAATACGATCAGCGCCGACAAGGTGGACGACGAGTTCGACGGCATGGCAGCCGCCCTGACGACCGTCAAAACGGCCGCCGAGACCGCCGTCTCGACGGTGCGCGGCGGGATCGACGAGCCACGCAATACCCTCCAGAAGCTCGCCGACTGGATCAAGGCGACGCTCCTCGGCGGCGTGACGGCCGGGGGCTATCTGCGGGGCAAAGCGGACGCCTCTGGCTGGGAGAGCCGGACACCGGCGGAGGTGCGCAGCGACATCGAGCTCGGGGCACTGACGAAGACCGCAACGGGCGTTTCCGTCACCGGCACCCTGGCGACGTCGGGGGGCGCGTCGCTTTCTTCCGCGACGATCGCCGGCCTGCGCGTCGGTGGCGAGACGATCGGCACGGGCTCGCCGGCCGGCGGGCAGCCAGGCGACAAGTATTTCAAGGTCTGACCGATGGCGGTTCTCCTAAGAGACGCGGCGACTTGGAAAACGATGACGGCCGGCTTTGTCAACGAGGGCGGCGTCTGGAAGCCGATCAAGGAACTGTGGGTTAACGATGCGAGCGTCTGGAAGCGCGTCTACCAGAACGTCATCGAGATCATGCAGACGGCCAACGAAGCCAACGTCGTGCTTCGCAGCAAAGTCGTCGCCGCAGGCTGGGGCGGCGTCGAGCCCGTCAAGGTGCTTTACACGGTCGCATCCGGCGTCTGGGTTTACAGCCCGCCTGACGGAAGCTGGGCTCTCAATCTCCGTGACTTCCCAGCCGGGTCCGAGATCACCGTCATAAACAACGGCTATATTGCCGGTGTCGCGGGTGCGGGCGGCAACGGCGGCAGTTGGGATAGCCCCGGCGGCGCCGGCGGGACCGGCGGACATGGCCTGCTGATCAGCGATGCCGGCAACTACAGCCAGACGATCCACAACAACGGTCATATCTGGGGCGGCGGCGGCGGCGGTGGTGGCGGTGGTGGCGCGCGGGCTCGACAGGACGGCTACCAAAGCAGCTCCGCAATGGGCGATTGCTTTGCGGGTGGCGGTGGTGGCGGTGGTGCACTTGGCGCACGCGGAAGCGTCTCCCAGCCGGGCTCCGCGGTCTACAATTATTCGAGCACTACGAGTGCGACCCAGGTCGAGCGCGAGCAGCGAAATGTTGCAAGCGGATCGAGCCAAACCGGAGGCATCGGAGCGACGGTCGCTCGGTACAGTCCAAACCAGGATGGCGAGCAGTTCGTTGCTCGCGCCGTTGGAGGAACCGGCGGCAACGGAGGCGGGTACGGCCAACCGGGACAGGCTGGAGGGGCCGGCGTTGCTCAGACGGGCGCGGACCCTGGGAACGGGTTCTACAACGTAATCCGAGCACCGCAGGCGGGAGGCGCCGGCGGCTCTGCTGGCTTCTGGGGCTACAATTACGGCCGGGCATCCTGGCCGAACGGCTACGGCGACATCAGAGGAAACCAGCAGGCATGATGTACTTCACGGACTTTCCAGAAGAAGGACCGCGCGTTCGGCCTCATCCCGGCTGGCTGATGGACGAGGAGGGTGGCAGTCGTCTCCTCACCGACGCCGAACTGGCCGAACACGGGTTTCGGCTCGTCATTTATCGTCCGCCGGCCTTCGATGCCGATCGCGAGCGCGTCGAGACGCGACCACTGACGCAATGGCTCGTGAGCGCCACGACCGCGATCGTCGCCTATCAGGTCGCCACGCTGCCGGTGCAGGAGGTCGGCGCCCGAAAGTTGGCTGCGATCGACCAAGAGCGCAACGGCATCCTCTCGGCCGGCTATCCCGTTCCCGGCACCTCGCTCCACATCGACATGAGCGACGGCACCCGTGCGGATCTCGGCGCCGTTGCCGTGACGGCCCTCGTGGTGAAGGCCGGCGCGCTGGCGTGGCCCGAAGGCTATGCGCATGGCTGGATCACGATGGAGAACGAGCGCCTGCCCCTGCCGACGCCAGACGACGGTATCGGGCTCGCTTATGGCGTCGGCGCCTTCTACTCGGTCGTCGTCCAGCATGGTCGAACCCTGAAGGACAGTGTTCTCGCTCTCATCGCGGCCGACGACATCGAAGGCATTCTAGCGATCGACGCATCGGCCGGCTGGCCGACGCCCTAACCGACCCTTCCACCAATCCAGACCGTTCCCATGGCCGCCGCAAGCGGCCTTTTTCATGCCCGGAGATCCTATGGCACTCGAAACCGTCGATATCGTCCTCGATCAGACTTGGCGTCTGATCTCCAACGCGGGAGCCGGGAGCTTCCGCGCCGTCGTCAAGGAAGGGGTCGACGCCCTCTTCTCGATCGGCACCGTGGCGCCCGAAGCCGAGAGCCTGCTCGGCATGCCCGAACGGTCGATAAGCTTCGACGCGCTCGACGGCAAGGTCTGGGCACGCGGTGCCGGCATCCGGTCCGTCCTGTCGGTGACGCGCGTCGTCGATGCCGGCAATCCGGCGCCGATCGTTCTGGACGCGCCGACCCTGTCCGCCTCGACCTTCTCGACGGCCATCCCGGCCAACGGCGAGGTTGCGGTCGCGGGCTCGAACGTCTTGGGCGCTAAGATCGTGATCAAGTTCCCCGACGACGGCCGGTTCAAGATTTCGCCGGACGGCACGCGGCTTCGCCGCGGCACGCTTCCGGTCACGCCCGATGTGCCGATCGGCATCGCGGTGGAGGTGAGCCACCCGCTCGCGCCCAACAGCCCCCGCAGCAAGACGTTTCAGCTGACGCCCTTCCTCGCGGCCCTCCCGGCGCTGCCGATGGCGGCCGGCGCGAAGATGGTGGCGCTGGGCGACAGCCTCGTCGCCTACTCGAACAATGCCGGCACGCCCGTCTCGACCAGCGAGAAGATCGTCGGCTCCTTTGCCTATGGTTTCCTCGACCACCTTCGATCGATCGACCAGCGCGTAGTCTTCGACACCTGGTTCGACGCTTCCGCGCCGAACGGGCAGAACATGGCCGGCGCCAATCAGGGCATTTTCGGCGACCACATGGAGTGGACCCATACGAACATCGCCTATGTCGGTGGCGGCATCGCCCCGCGCCTGCCCGCGATCCTCGCGCGCAACCCGCAGATCGTGCTTCTGGAGGGCGGATCGAACACGATCAACTCGAACGACAACGACAAGGCCGGGACGGCGGCCTACATCACCGGCCATTTCGAACAGATGCTTCGCCGGTGCCGCGAGGCCGGCGTCTACGCGATCCTGACGGTGATCTTCCCTCGCGCCGACTGGCCGGCGGGCGATGCGCGCTATCAGGTGCTCAGGGACGTCAATGTCTGGATACGCGCGCAGGCCGGCCGGCCTGGCCTTCTCGGCATTCTCGACCCCTGGGCCGATCTCGCCCCGGCCGACGTCCTCGATCCCCTCATGTTCATGGGCGACAAGGTTCATATCGGGCAGCGCGGCGGCTGGATGGTCGCCAAGAAGCACCTTCTGCCGATCCTTCAGACCGCGGTGGCTCCCGGCAGCTACTTCGACACCGACGCGACGGCGAACAACCTCATGGTCCCCGCGCTCGCGAAGCTGCAGGGCACGGCCGGCGGCAAGAGCGGCGGCGCGACCGGCAACGTTGCTTCCAATCTCCTCGTCAACAGCGTGCGCAACCTCTCGGCCTGCGTCGCATCCAAGGAGGTCGTCTCCGGTGATATGGAGGCGCAGGTCCTCGACCTCACCCCCGCCGATCTCGCCGCTCCCGCCTTCTGGCAAGCCGGGATTGCCTTCACGGTCGTTTCGCTGCCGAACCCCGCCCTCGGCAAATGGTATCGTCTCGCGCTCAAGATGGAGACGGTCGGTCCGGCCTCCGTCTCGACGATCCGGGCCAATGTCAGCCTTCGCAGCAATGCCAACGTGGTTCTGGCGAACACGGTGTTTCAGTCCGGCTTCTCGCCCGACTTCGGCGTGTCGATCGCGGATGGCAACCGTGTCTGGTGGCTCGTTTCGAACCCCATCATGGCGCCGGACGGCGGTCTGTCCGAACGCTTTCTGGTGGGCCTCGATCTCTACGGCGACAAGCTCTCCGGTCCGATCAAGTTCAAGCTGTCGAGCCCGATCCTCCGCGAGATCCCCGACCCGCGCCCCGCCTGGGGCTACTGACCCCCGCCTTTCCCGTCGTTTCCCAGCCCGGCCACCGCGCCGGGCTTTTTCATGCCCGAAGACCGGAGCCATACCATGCCCAAGATCCCCGCATCGTGGATGCCGCGCGCCCGCATGTCCCGCATCATCGTCCACTGGACGGCCGGGGGCTATGCCGTCTCCGCGCTCGACCGAGAGCACTACCATGTGATCATCGGCGGCGACGGGCAGGCGGTGCGCGGCGATCAGCCGATTTCGGCCAATGCCGATCCGATCCGCGGCGCCTATGCCGCCCATACGCTGAACTGCAATTCCGGTTCGATCGGCATTTCCGTCGCGTGCATGGCCGGCGCTGTCGAGGAGCCTTTCTTGGCCGGCCATGCGCCCATGAAGGCTGTCCAGTGGGGCGCCCTCGTCGAGGCTGTCGCCGATCTCTGCCAGGCCTATGCGATCGTCGTCACGCCGCGAACGGTGCTTTCCCATGCCGAAGTGCAGGGGACGCTCGGTATCAGACAGCGTGGCAAGTGGGACATTTCCCGCCTCGCGTTCGACCCGACGACGATCGGCGCCAAGGCCTGCGGCGACCGGTTGCGCCGCGAGGTCTCGGCCGCTCTGACGGCCCGCCGCACTTCTCCCGCCGTCCCTTCGACCCAGCCGCAGCGCTTCGCTGCCTTTCAGGAGCCCGTCGCCATGTCCAGAACCTCCGCCGCCATCCAGCGCGTCATTCTCGACGCGGTTCACGACACCGTTGCCAGATCCAGCGTGCCGGCCGAAGCCGAGGCCGCCGCGCCGATCGCCCAGGCTGTCATCGAGGACGTGGTCCCGCTCGTCCTCAACGCAACGAACTCCGAGCCCTGGTATCAGTCGCGCGTCATTCTCGGTTCGGCGACGACCATCGTTTCCAGCCTCGCCGCGCTGATCGGCCTGGCGCAGGGCGGCTCGACGCAGGCCGACCTCTATGCGGCGCCGATCGTCGCGCTTCTGGGCGCGGCCTTCGCGCTCTACGGGCGCCTGGCAGCCTTGAAGCCGATCGGGGCGAGCTGATGGGCTGCCGGCCCGTTCCCGGCCTGCGGCGCGCTTGGCTCGTTCTGATGCGAGGGGGAGGGCACATCGCCCTCTTTCCGCCCGGCAGCGAGCGCTATGCTACCCGCTCGCTCGAAGCCTATCTCGCCGGCCTCGATCTTCTCTTCGGCACGATCGTCGTCATGCCGACATGGAACACGCTGGAGCCGGCGATCTACGATCCGCTGCTACGGCTCATGCCCTCGGAAGGGTTTTGGGGGCTCCTAATCGCGATGCGCGGCGCGATCCACCTCGTCGCGCTTCGGATCAACGGCGCCGCCTGGTGGACGCCCTACATCCGCGCCGTCGTCAGTGGATGGGCCTCCCTCATGTTCGCCGTCTTCGCGGTGACGCTGTTCTTCGCCGAGCCGTTTCGGCCGGGCCTTGTCTTCTCGTTGGCGGTCCTCAACGCGGTCGCGCACTATCAATGTCTGAGGAGGTCCGCCCGCGATGCTGGAATGGCTTGCCACGCTGCGCGATCCTGAAACGGCAGCGCTCTGGACCGTCGCGGCAGCCGTGGTCGGCCGATGCGCCTGGGCTTTTCTCAAGGCTTTCCGAGAAGGCCAGGAAGCCGCTCCGTTGAACGCTGCCGTGGCGATGCGCGCGATCGGAGCAGGGCTGAACGGCACGCTCGACGGCGCCAAGCTGAACGAGACGCTGGAGCGGATCGCGGCGTCCGTCGCCTCCATCGCAGCGAGCGCGGCTACCATCGCGAAGCTCGAGGAGGCGGGCACGGCGGAAGCGATTGAGGCTCAAGGCCGGAAGCTGGATGATCTCATGGCGGAGATGCGTCGGCAGGAGCGGTGAGGATGCGGGGGCTGTCAGGTTCACTTTTTACCGGCGCCGGCTATTCGAACGGCCCAGACCGCTGATCACTAAAAGGTCAGCGGTCTTGATGCGTTAAGAATGTGCTGGTTCGTCACCCCGACCTCGGGTCAATAGCTCAATCAACCCATAATATTACAGATTGGCCGCCTGCAGCAGAGTTTTGTAAAGAGCGCTCGACCCAGAGCTTCCGGGTGCGAAATTTTTTGTAGTAAACGTTGATGCAGGCAAGTCTATAGTATTAAAAACGGACGAAAACTCGTCCTGACCAACGATCCGAGGGGTGTCTGTTTTAGAAAGATACGCATCCTGAAGAAATCGAATCAATGCGTTGTAGCCATTTGTTCGATTTAGAATAAATCCCTGATCTGACGAGTTCCAAGCTGTAGGCCACCTCTCGCGTACCGCTGCGAAGAAGTTGCTAACAATAGAAAATACCGCAACAGGGTCTTCGTTGCGATAAAAAGGCGTAAAAATATGCTGGCGAAAGGAGTCCTTGGGGGCAGGTCTGCTTGCTAAACCCAAGAAGCCCTTGTTCCGCTCCTGGTCGGGGTTCGAAGGAAAATGACGGAGTAGTCCTCGAACGACAGTTGCCTGGGAGAGTGTCTCTTTTTCATCTATTCCAGGCGTGGCAATCCCCAATCGCTTTATCCTCTGATAAAATGGACCGTCTTGATCTCGAACAAGTGCAATTACTACTTCATGCGCCATCTTAAATGGGCTCGGTGATTTGGCATAGGAAAACAGATCGTAGACAAGGCTTCTATTAACCTTCGTTTGAGCTAGATTAACAGTCGAAAAAATTTCAGCCTTGTCAGCCATATCTACGCCGACAAAAATTGAAACGTTGACCTCGAAAGGCCTATCTTTCTTATGATAACCAAGGCCAGCAAGCCTATGCTGACCATCAATAATGAAGGCGGAGCGATCAATCGTTATAGCTTCTTCGTTTTCGCCTCCAGAATATCCATGAATGGTGAGTTGGTATAACCCCTCGCATCCTGCCATAGGTTCAATCGACGCAGCGCGCTCATCAACTGCAATAACGATCGAAGTAGGAAACGTTGCGTAGTCGAAATTTACATATTCACCAATTTTTGTCACACGAGCAGTTGAAAGCTGCCGCTGTATGCCGGCAATATCCTCTGGATGCCCGTTAACAAAGTCTCGAACGTCAACTGTTGCAATCGACTCCAGTACCTCGGCACGAATTGCACCAATGTAGAATTGGCCGATAGGCTGGTCTACCCGCAAAACCTTGAGAACTACGTTTTCCATCAGCGTCCTCCTCGGCTGCGTGACTGTGATATGATGTTATCCGCGCGATTTACAGTGCTTTCTGCAGATGCTAAGAAATCAACTCTCTTTGATTTAATTGACATAAATAACCAAGCAAGATTTAGGAGGACATAAAGGATTAAAATAACTTGCAACAGCCAAGTTGGTCGAGCAGCCTCGAACCCTGGATTGTCGCCAACTATCGCGCCGATGACAAAGGCTCCTAGCGTAACTAACAGAGCGAAGATCGCATTTGTAGAGGTGCTTGCGCTGTTTGGTTTAAAGACGATAATGAATAGTATCGAACCGCAGACGCCAAGCGCTACGAGAGATAGTTCGCCTTTTGCAAAAAATGATATGAAGGATGCTTCAAATCCGGCGGCATCAAATTCGGGCCGCCTGGAAATAGCCAAGAACGCAGCTACAAATATTGGAGCAAAATTGAAAAATAGGCTGAAAACAAGTTCAAGAATTGATTCAGCTAACGGATATCTTTCGAGAAACTCGCCAACCTTACGCATTAACATGCCTTCCAATCATGTACATCGCCTCCGTCGTCTTTTTGCGCATTGAGCTGTCGCCCGCAATTACAGAATATCTATTCAACGGAACAGGCTCCGCTTCAGATCTGTACAGCTCGCGTATTGAGTCGTGATCAGCATTGGTGAGAAATATGCGCGCGCCTCGACGGGCGGCTCTTACTAAGGCATCCTTTAATCTGACTTGATCATCCCAGCTGAACATCTTTTGGTTGTACTTAACAAAGCCATTTGTGTTATGGGCCGTGGTGTAGGGTGGGTCCACAAAAAGAGTGTCATTTTCCGATGCGAGATCAACTGTCTCTTCGAAGTCGCAGCTTACTAGTTTTGCTCTTTTTAGTAATTCTGAGGCGCTGGTAAAGTCGTCGTTTGGGAAGAGAAGCTGCGTTTTAGAGCCGATGGGTACGTTGAACTGTCCTCGCGTGTTTTCTCTGTACAGGCCATTCCAGCATGATCTATTCAGATAGAGAAATTGAGCAGCGCGCTCTAGCAAAGTTCCGTATTCTGTTGTCCTGGTTGTATAGTAATAGTCGCTATTATGTCGTTGAGCATGATCGGAAAGAAGTTTGTAAACAAGATGAGGATCGGATCTAATCGCCTCATAAGTTTCAATGAGCCTCGTATTTACGTCGCTAAGAATGGCTTGTTCGGGACTTGTATGGAAAAATACTGCTCCGCCCCCTAGAAAGGGTTCGATGTAGCGCGTGCCTCGCATATCCAGGTTCAGAAGCTTCCGCTCTACAAGCCACCGCTTGCCGCCTGCCCACTTCAGGAATGGTTTTAAAGCCACGTCGTACCCTTACACAACCAGAGCACGATGCATGGAGCTCCGTTGGTTGACGGTCAAGATACCTTGCCGTTTTGTTGTCACATTGTGGCTCGAAGGCCGACGCTTGGTTTAGGCGATCAATATGAGGGCTTCGCACCACCCTTGGCTTGTAAGGCAAGGTTCACGACATTGTCCCTTCGGTCCGCGAAGGCTAGGATCTCTTGCAGAAGTGCGGCCCAGGCGTCCAGCGCTGCGCGCTTCTCCCGCATGTAGGCGTTGCGGTCATAGACAGCCGTCACCGCCGCCGTTCCGCCGCTATCGCTCGTGTGGTTGAGAACCTGGCTGACGGTGAACCGAGGCATGCCGATGCGCTCGCTGGTGATGGCGGTCGCGCCGGTTCGGCGGAGGTCATGCAGCGTGATGCCGGTCACGGGTTTCGTCCTCTTCGGATCGAGCCTCGTCGGAGACGGGACCTTCAGTTTCGGTAGAAGGCGCCACCAGGCATGAGACAAGGCCATCGACCCGACGGCTTTGTCGGGGCTTCGCGGTGACGGGAAGACGAATGCGCTGTCGCGCGCCGATCCGGCGCGAAGAGCGAGAGCCTCCTCGATCAGGGAGAAGGCGAGGTCGGAAAGCGGCACGACATGAAGCCGGCCGTTCTTGGTCCGCTCGCCCTGCATGGTCCACGTCCTCGCGCGCGCGTCGACCTCGTCTACCATCATTCCGACGATCTCCCCGCGACGCTGAAGCGTCACGGCGGCCAGCTTGATCGCGAGCGCCATCGGCGGTGAGACGCTGACCCCTTCGATGTCTGCCACGGCATCGAGCCCCTGCCATACGGCCCGCAGCTCATTGTCATTCAGGATGCGCTCTCGCTCCTTCCAGCTCGGCGCGGAGACGAAGCGGGTGGGGTCGGTCGTGATGATGTCTTGCCACATGGCATAGGCGAAGATCTTCTGCAGGACGTTGCGCGCGTGGCGCGCCGCGCTTGGCGACATCTCCGCCTCCATCTTGTCGACGGCGATCTGGATCTCGGCGCGGGTCAACTCGACGAGGGGGCGGCTGCCCAGGCGCGGAACCACCACCTTCTCGAAATAGCTGCGCTCCAGAGCTTGCGGGCCGGCGCGCATCGGCTTGCCGTTGAAGCGGTGCCGGCCGGTCGCCGTCTTCTCGATGTAGATGCGGCCGACAGCCTCGACGGTGTCGATGCGCCTCTGCGCCGCCGCTGCCGCCTGGGCCTTCCGCTCGGCCCCAGCGTCGATGCCGTCCGCGAGGGAGGCGAGGAGCTTGGACGCCTTGTCGCGGGCGAGGCTGATGGGCAGATCGGGGAAGCGGCCGATGCCGATCTTCTTCGACCGGCCGCCGCGATCGTCGCGCACGCACCATGACATGGTGCCGGCCGGCGAAACGCGGAGATAGAGGCCCCGCTGTTTCGTGTCGCGATAATCGACCGCGTTCTTCTCGGGCCTGGGAAGGCCTTCTATGCCTCCCTTGGTGTTCGGCAGCTCGGGCATCGTTGGACGGCCTTGGACGGATATTGGACGGATCGGGCCGGCCGGCCCTGAACCGTAGTGAACAACCGTGAAGGCTGCCGTCAAGAGAATCCAATGAAATCAATGGGTGAAAACCGGAGGAAACGGCGACGAACAGCTCTAGGTATAGCTTCCCAAGCTGGATGTCGTGGGTTCGATCCCCATCGCCCGCTCCAAAACTGGCAGACGACAGACCCTTTGGGACAAAGCGACAGGTTTTGGGACTTGGTCGTGGCTTACGATCGTCAGAGAGGTGCGCGCGGCCCCTCGTTGCGCACTCAACCACAGGCAGACATACTCGACGCAGAAGGCCACGGTGGCGCATGCACCCGGGTCACGTTTCGGGTCTGCCATGCCGAATGCTGAGTCCCACTCCGACCATCAGTCGGCCGTCCGCCTGCTGGCATGCATCTGCGCAGCCGCTGCTCCGGTCAAAGGAGCAGAGTTCGGCCCCGACGTCGTCGGAATCCTCCATGCGCAGACCCGTTTGCAGGCTTTGGACTTCTGGGTCCGCTATCCCGACTACCTCGCCAACGAGCTCATCAACGAGTTCGCGTTGACGAGCGACCGGGCGGACCTCGACCTTGCGCGGCGAATCCTCGACGACCGCGAGCCCGATCTGAGGCGAGTGCCGATGATCCGGTTCCACTTCGGCGCCTACGAGCCTGTCCACAACGCCATCTCGATCCTGAGGTCGCGGGAACTCGTTCGGCAGCAAAAGGTAGGCGACCCGAATCACCTGAGGGAGACAGCCTACCTCCTCACGTCCCGCGGACGCGATGCCATGCAAAGGCTCGCCGACCTCGCGCCGGAACTCGCTTGGTACCGTGATCGGGCGGCGGTAGCGGCCCGCGTCGCGGGCGGCGCGGGAGCTTCGGCCCTCAAGGATCGGCAGTACCTTCAGAAGGAGTACGCCGCTACCCCGCTCAGGGGCACGATCCCTCCTATCGAGGACCACGTGCGCGAGAGGCTGAGGAAGATCGACGAGGGAGACGCGGGATGA